CTTTAGCGTTGCCAAAGACAGAAGCGTTACCATAGACAGAAGCGTTACCATAGACTTTAGCGTTGCCAAAGACTTTAGCTTCGCCATGAATCCAGCAATCTTCTTCTTGTGATAGATTATGATATGATTGCACAAATCCACCTTTGTCACCAGCTTTTATAGGACCAAAGTTCCTAAGAGCTTCGATTCTATATAGAGTCACATAATTATACTTTATGGCCTCATCAGTTAATTTATATTTCTTCATATAGATATATATTAAATTTGAATTGTTTACTTTGGCAACTGTCAGGTATTTGTGCTATTGCGTTCACGTGTTATCTTGTCGTTGTGTTCGCAATCATCAATGCAGTTGCCCCACTTGTGAGCATAAGGTTTGAAGGCATACTTGCAATAATATCCGTCTGGCAGATAGAGCAAGTTCGTCTTCCACACATAGTATTTGCAGTTCTTGCACACTGGCCTATTCATCGCATAACACCTCTCTTAATGTTATTCAATTCTGTTGCGCTTATCGCCCAAGGAGCATAGAGCATAATCTCGTCAATGTGCGCTCTCACGCAATGAGGAAACACCAATCTCCCGTAGGAGTTTCTTCGTGTATAGTGTAAAACTCTTTCTTCTATCGTCATGTTGTTTGTCAATTTATTTCGCGCTATCGCGATATTCAAAGTAATCTTGTAGCCAGCCCTTCATCTGCTCCGTGTTGCTCAATGCGTTAAGCAGATTGACGCCAGCTGTGTTGACGTTGTTGTCGGCATTAAGGTCAATCTCCTCGTCCTTGCCAGTCACAATGCCAGCCAGTCTTGTGCGTAGTCTGTCGGCCATGCGGTAAATATCCTCCTCCACCATCACGCCAAGCAGCTTTGTGGCAGGGCAGTCCATTGCTGTCTGTGCAATGTCCATCAGCAATCGGCCGTTGGCATACTCATACAAAGGCAGCGCACATTCAAGAGCCGCCATTACGGGAGCGTCCTTAACGCCATTCCGTGTAAGCACCTGCATCACCGAGTAGTAAAACGGTTGCCACAGATGTTCAAAGTGTTCGCTCGTCCATTCTGCGAGACCGTCATACATGTCAATCAAGCTGTCGGTAGCTATGCAGCGAGCTATATCACTGTCCCACCTTGCTATCTTAATCTGAAGTTCCTTCACGCCCTTCTTAATGTCGTGTCGGTAGTACTTGCTCTGGCTGATAGTACACAGCGCACTGCGCAGCTTCTCGTTAGCAAGTTCCTTGCGCATCATGTTGAGGTAAAACACATCACCGAATATGCGGCTCTCCTTGCTCGTTGGTTCTTCTCGGCATCGCCTGTCGCGCTCCTCCAGCTCGCTCACGCTGTGCTTGTAGGTGGTGTAGAGTGGAGAGCCAATGCGCCTTTTCAGGCTTTTGCCGAAGAAAGGGTTTGAGGCTTGTTTTGTGATGGGTGTTATTTCTTGTTTTGTCATATTATGAATTTTGCGTTTTAAGGCTTTGTTTTTCTCTTGCGTGATAACTTATGCGGTTAGCGTACAAAATGCCGCCAAATCGAAAATAAAGTGGTATTTCAAGGTTGTTTTGGTGTATGGATTGATGTTCTCTGCTATGATTTGTGCCGAATTTTGAAAAATCCGCGTTTAGATGTTTCGTTGAACAGCTCCCAATCGGCTTCATGCACCGTGCATTCTGTTTCTCCGTTGACAGAGGTGTGCTCCACGAGGTTGAAACGTTTTTGGATTTTGCGTTTCGCGATGCGGTTGCAAGTCCAGTAGACCAATACTTTCCTCATTTGATTTTCCCGTCCTTTCCGCGTTCGTAGCCCATGTTGAACAGCCACCGCAGCTCTTGCCATTCTGCCCATGTGCAGCAATCTGGGTCGTTTGCTGGTTTCGCGTTTCGTTTTTCCCGTTCTTCCGCCTCATGCACTCTGTTCAGGGCATCGAACCGCCATAGTTTGAACTTTTGCAAGGCTTCTGTTATCACGAGGGGGTCGACGCTGCCGTAGAACTTGCCATAACGCCCAGCCTTGAAGTGGGCGAAGAACAACATGAACTCTGAAAGTTTGAGGTAGTAGAACTCGCCAGCAATGACCCTTGCGGTTTCTTCGATTTGCAGCGTGTCGGGTTTTTCCTTTACCCCTGCATACTCCGAGAGGTCTTTCAGCTGGCACTCCAGCCACAACTCTGCGAACCGCCCGCCCCAGATGCAGCGGACATCAACCAGTGTGGGGCAGTTCCCGACGAGGCATTTCTGCGGATAGCGTGCAAAATTCACTTGCTTGTCTGGCGAAAATGATGCTATCACATTTTCAGCAGTCGCGTAGCGCAAAAGGTATGTCGCTTGCTTCTTCGTCAGGGCGCGACAATTTTTCTCTGACATGGGCAAGGAACTCTGCCTCTCTCTCTGCGCGAGTGCTGCCCGACTGACCAAATCTTGTGTTATCTCTGTTTGCATAGCTTAAATCATGTTTCTGCCATGTGGCAAGACGTTTTGAGATTTCAAATGCTTGTTGCTTCTCGAACCGCATTTTTCGTCCTCCATACGTTTTTTCCGTCCAATAGTCGTAGAAAGCCCGAACCATGTCTTTGCCATACTTTGTGACGTAAGGCACTAAAGACTGATAAAATTTTTCTTTCCGAAATTCCATATCGTCGGTTGTTGTAGCGACGACAGGAGCGTCCGTAACTTTCTCATCTATACGAACGTTAGTGAGTATAGATTCTTTCTTATTATTTCTTATATTCTTATTATTCTTTAGTTGTTGTTGTTTGTTTGTTATCTGTTTGTTATTTGTTTGTTGAAGTGCTTGTTGTTTTGTTTGTTGCTCTACCTCCTCGTAAAGTTGGTAACTCTCGTATTTACAGACAGTTACGAGCGTAAATCTGTTTGTTGTTTTGCTTGTTATTTCGTTTGTTGATTTTAGGCGATTGAGCGAAGTGCGCACTTGTTGCGTGCTTAATTTGGTTTCTTCGCTAATGGTGGCTACCGAGGTGACGAGCTGCCCTCTTTTTATAAGTATGCCTCGCCATTTTTTATCCTCCTTGTTTGCTCTCAACAACAAGTAAATGAACAGTTGCAGGGTGCTTGGTGAAGTGAACCATTCCCAATCAACAATTTTGCGGTGTAGCTTTATCCATCCATTGCACATTGTCTTTCGGTTTTGATGCGTGTGACCACTTTGCGCACACCGCTGACCGAATAGCCAAGCTTAAACGCAATGTGGCTGTATATCTGATTGTTCGACAAATCTGTGCTGTCTTGCAGCTTGCAGTACAATCTGAATATCTTGGAATGTTCCCTTTGTCGTTTCTTTTCTGTCGGTGTCTGGTATAGTTTCATTTTTCTTCTAACATTTTGTCAACAAGTGCCGAGTAGTACTTGATTAGTTGCTGCAACTCGAACTCTGACCACTTCTTTACTTGGTTGGAGTGTGACCGCAACAAGTCGAATCTGCTTTGGCCTATCTTGCGTATCAAGTTCTCTCTGTAACCGTCCAGATGGTCTGATTTGAATCTGTTGCAAAAATTGCATTCGCTATGACAATTATCCTCGTCGTACCTCGTGGACATTTTGGAGCGTGAGTAGTAGTGTCCGCAGTCTGCCTTGGCGAAAGGCTTTATTTGTCCGCATGATATGCACTTGAAAGCCTTGTAGCCAAATGGCTTGCTATCCCTCAACCTTATGTAGAGGCTGAAAATCTTGTCAAGTTTGTTGATGAGTGTGCGTGTTCCGCTCTTGCGTGGTTTCTTTTTCGCACTTTCTTTCTTGATGTAGTATGGCATATCAACGCATTTTGTATTTTATGATGGTGTTGCGTATTTCGGCAAGTTCGTCTACCACTCCAGTCCGCAGGTCCTCCGTGTCAATCATTGGGACACCATCGACCGCTATGTACATACGGCCTTGGAACTCCTTTACCTGAATGCGTTCAGAGAGTTGGCCGCACAGCATTTCGGACTGCTTGGCCTTGCTTTGCGCTCTCCGCTCTCGGAACAGAATAAATATTTTGTCAATAAAATTCATACTAAAAATCGCTTAATACTTTGATTGCTTGTTTAACGTTCCAGTTGTTTGCGGCAAGTGCCGAAATGAAGCGTTTACCTCGTTCGTTCCATACGGTGTACTGGCTTGTGCCTATTGAGCCATCGGCATGAGTGTAGGTTTGCGTGCGTACTGCGTGCAGTCCGAAGTCGGTGTATGGCGAGCGCAACAACCATTGTCCGCTTTGCTTGTACTGAATGCCAGCATCTCGCAGCAGCTTGTTCAGTCTGTGGCATGGCATTCCGAGTCCGTTGGCTATTTGAGTGGTTGTCATGGTGCAGTTGGACTGCATCACCTTGTCGTAATACTCCACCTTTGGAGCAGCTTTTCTAATCTCAGCGTCCTGAATGCCTAATTGTATGCGTTGGTTTTCGTTGGTGCTGGCGAGTTGTTGACGTTCGCGCTCCACTCTTTCAAGTGTTTGCTTCGCAACAGCCAAGGCTCGTGCCATAAGTTCTTCTGGTGTCTCGTCCACATTACCTCTGATATATCCTCCGTTTTTGCGGATTTCGGGTAGGACTTCGCTTGTAACCCAGCGTTTGAACTGTTTCGCACTCTCTAACTTACTGCCGAAGATGAGGGAGTAAAGACCACTCTCATTGACGAAAGTCATTTGTTGAATGCCGCCTTGTGTAGGGGTGCCCCGTTTCAGGGCATCGGGTGCATCAACGTGTTGTGATACCGCATTTTGTGGTTTTGCATATCCGAGAGCCTTGCACACATCAGCTGCGCAGAACAAAGGCTCGTTGTTGTCGTCCGTGGCGGTGCGTATCTCGCCAAATTGCGGACTATTGAAAATTTGTATCTCGTTCATAGGAAATTCTTGTTTCTGCTTATTTCTATTTCTGCAAGTTCAAGCAGTCGGTGTTCGTCTGCCGATGGGAGGTAAATGCCTGCGTTAATACTTGACCAGTTGCGAAACCGTTCTATTGCCATCTGCATTTCCCCTTTGTCAAGGTCGCGTGTTGAGCGCAGGTAGGAAACACGGCCAGCCAGCTTGTCATCTCGTTCTCGCAGAAAGATTGAGCGATTTGCAGCGAGCTTGAAGTATTGCTCTTTCACGTATTCTATGGTTTCACCATATTCGGAAGCAAAAAATCCCAACAGCAAGTGCAGGTACTTGTTTTGCTTGATGCTGCGCTGCGGTTTGACCTCCGACAATTCTATGATGCCATGCTCCTTGCCGAGCAATGCTTCAAGTCGCTCCCTCGCCTGTTCCCTATGCAATGGGTTGCTTACATCGTACTTCATCAGAATGGGAGTCCGTCACTTTGCTGGCTCGTAGGGAACGGATTGCTTGGCGTTTGTGCCTGGACTGCCGCAGGCTGCGGTGCTTGTTGTGTGTTAGAACTGCTTACAAGTTCAAGCTCGAAAACAGACAAATCAAGAGATGCGCGCGGCTGGCCCTGGTTGTCGGTGTAGGCATGGCACGACACCCTGCCGCAGACGGCCACCTTTTTGCCTTTCTGCAAGTATGGGAGTAGGTTTGCGTTATCACCATTTTTAATGCACTCCACGAACAGAACGGTTTCCTTGTCCTTATACTTTCTGTTTACTGCGATGGTGAATGTTATAAAGTTGTTGCCGTTAGCATTCTTCTGCGCGGCATTGGCAACGAGGTTGCCGATAAAAAAGCATTGGTTCATAATTGTAGGTTTATTAAGGAAGCACCCCACCCGAAAGAAATTGTCGCCAAACTAAAATCTTATGGGAATGGGTGAGGTGCTGTTTTTTGTTTTTATATTTGCAGTGCCAAACTAAAATTCAAATGGATTTCAATACGTTATTAAACTCAGCTACGAGAATGCAGAAAAAGATTTTGTTTGCATTTGCCATAGGTGTTATACCAGCATACACCGCGTTATTTTTCACTTTTGAAAAATTTGCTTCGTACATATTCCCAACGCAAATCATGCTGTCGTTGATGCTGTCATCATCTATTGTGATAGCATACCTTGTGATGGTGTTTGTTACAGACTATTTTATGTGCAACAAGGTTTTTTCTGCCAAATCATACGAGATGTATTCAGTTGTTTACGTGTCTTTTCTGTGCGTATTCACTCTCCACAATGATATAAATAGTGTCTTTGTGGCTTTTCTCTGCGGGCCTTTCCTTTTCGCTATCCCGAGGTTTATCAATGAGGTTGTCTTTGCATTTCGGAGGCATCGAAGTCCCCTTGAACGTAAAAAGAAAATAGACTATGAGGAAAATTCCGAATACCCCAAGGAAGAATAGCCTAACAACATACTCCACGCGTTCGCTCATAGCTCTCTCTTTCTTAGCAGTCGCTCAACGTCAGACTTCAACACCAATACATTGCGCCCTACCTGCGAACACTTCACATTGAATTTCTTTCGGTAGTTTATCCATGTGTTTGGTGTGATGCCAAGCATTCTGCAAGCCTCCTTTGTGCCTATCCACTTATCTTCTGGCTTCAAGCGTTCTTCCACTCTTTCAAGAATTGACACCATGCGTTGCCAATCCTCCAGTGGAATGCTTACAAATGTCTGTGTCATATAGCCTTGACTGTTATGCCACCTTTTGTTATGGCGGTTTTAAGATATTCCGCATATAGCTCTGGGTGGTCTGTGTTAAACTTCTTGGCGTCGAATGTTTTGCGCTCGCTGTCAGCCCTTCGTGTTATCATCAGGTGCGAGCCGCGTATATTCTTCATGCCTTTCTTTGTGAGCAAGGCAAGGGCCTCCTGCTTTGCTTGCTCGTACTTTGCTGTGGCTTCTTCTGCTTCGTTCTTTAACTGAAGCAAGTAATCCTCTGTAAAAGACAGCTCACCGAAACCACAATCAGTTTTGGGTGCTTCGTCGCCATATAACAATTTGAGCACATCTTCCACAGGGCGCAGCGGAACTTCCACAACCTTGTGTTTGTCACGCCTTAGCCAAATGGCATAAGCACCGCTAACAGGAATGCCAGGGTTAAGCATACTAAAGAAGTAGGCGTACACAGACAGCTGCCACGATACATAATCCGTATCAAGTTTGTAAGTTGTCTTGATGTCTGCCAATATCACGCCGCCCATGCCGTCGGCATATACCTTGTCAATGGCACTGGCATACTGCTCGTTGTCGCTCACCACATATTCGCTTGCCATGTGTCGGCCAATAAAGTCGTGTGAGAAGATTTCTTCAATGTAGCCTTTTAGCTCATCGCAATCTTCGGTTGGAATGTCGCACGTGTCAAATAGCTCTATTGCAGTGTGTATGCGGTGGCCGCGTTCTGCGGCTTTGTTCAACACGTCCTCTGGAACGTCCTTGTAATAGGACGGGAACAACTTGTCCTTGATTACGCCAGTAATGCCGCTTAATTGTTTCCCGTCCAGTGTGTAGGTGTGGCTAATGGGGTCGTAATCAACTCTTGAATATTTCAGTGTCATGGCTTGGGATAGTTTTTGCTTGCATTGGCGACAGCTTGTGAGAAGCGTGCGTCAGACTGCAAATCAGAATAATTGTTCCAAATGTCCGTTAGAGTTTTTCTGCTCTTTGCATTGTCAACCTCTTGGATTGCCAACTGCACGCGCTCCTCATGTTGGTTGTTGTTGGCTTGTGCAGTGCCGTCGTTTGTAGCGTCAGCGTCCTTTGTATCGTCAATGCAGAACAACCCGTTAAGTGCGTATTTGCGTGCGTATGAGCTTGCAGCACCTGTGATTTGCGCCCCATCGCTGCCTTTGTGCGTTTCGTCCTCGCGTGCATAGGCACTTATTACCTTGTTTTGCGTGCCGTCTGTCAGTACTGCGGTTGCCTTTATATAATAGCGTGCGCCTATCAGACACACTTCATCTTCGAGCGTCAGCGCAAGGCCCACACTTGCAAGGAGAGGTTTTACAGAGTTGAGAATGTCCTCGGCAGAACGGTATCTGTATTTGCCGAACTTGTTGTATTGGCTCTTTGGGGCTTTCAAGTCGCGTTGGACTGAAACAAGTTTTTCTATAAATGTCATTTGTTTTTCCTCTTTCTTTTCCATGATTTATTTTTCTATTTTGTTTCTCTTTCTTTTATTTGGCGCAGGTGGCTGGAGTCGAACCAGCTAATGTCCTAACGTTTCGCAAAAAAAGAACGCGCCACCAAGGGCTATTCAGCATCATAATGGTAGCGAGTTCAGTGTACTATCTTCTTGCCGCCTATCCGATTAACGGCCTATCACCTGCTTGTGAGGCCGCATGGTAGCGGCCTGTCACACTAAAAACAAAGGGCGTGCAATCTCGCGACTGGGGTAATTGCCCATAACCTTAAAGAACTCAGTATATGTTACCTATAATCGTTTTCGCCATAGTTCTCTTGTATGTATTGGAGAGCGTCTACAACATCGCAAGCTGTGTCGCGTGCAGATTTCAACTCTTCAACTTCCTCATAGTCAGAATAGCCCTTAATCGCGTCTACCAATGCGTCTATCTCATTGTAGACTTCGTAAGCTTTCCGCATTATTGTTTTTACTTTGTCTGTTTGATTATTGTCCATGTCAGCAATCTTCAATCGATATTTTAATAAGTTTCTGTATTTTTTGGGGAAACATATTTGCCTTGTATACGCACACCGCAATGATTGCAGTCGCAATAAATAGCGAGATGCCGCACAGGGGTATCATGTCGTACACCGTAAAACAGGTGTGCCCAGTAGACACGCACATCATTGTGCAAGCAAGGAAATCAAGCAAGACAATGAGTGCAAAACATAACCATTTCATATTTTTGTTGTTTTAGCCGGGCTACCTCTCACATAGCCCGGTAATGTTGTTTATATTGCCAAATTCGCTTTTTTGAAGCATCGCCAAGCCTGCTTCTCGGTGTCGAAGTATACTTGACAGGTGTCATTATTCTTGCGCTCGCCACCAACAGGAGGAATAACCTCGCTGCTCAGTGTGCCGTATGCCTCGCGTTTACTGCCATCAACCTTAGTAAAGTAGAACTTTACGATGCCCTTGTGCATCGCGCTCACCAACTTGATGTTGGCCCAAGCTTCTTTAAGGGCTTCGCTCAATGTGAAGCCATTTCGCTTAACAAACTGCCAAGCCAATTTCATAATTCTTCTCAATGTCTCTTTCATGTTTTTAGTGTGTTGTGAGGGGCTTTCGCCCCTCTGGTTATCTTTTGTTTAGTTCTCTCTCAATCGCGTCTATATTCACGTCTACTTTGTTGTAATCTTCATCATAGACAGTTATGTCGTCAATCTCGAATTTGTAGTAGGTTTCTTCAAATGCGCCTGTGCCGTTGAAGTAGTCGCAATCATAATAACCCTCGCATTGAACGCTGAAAGAGCAGCTAATATAAAGTTGCCCGTATTCTGCTTCTACCATGCCGCTTAAATCGCTTTGGTAGTCCTCATTTTTTTCAATGCACTCTGTGATGTACTTTTCTAAATCTGTCATGTTCTTAAAGGTTTAGTTATATTAGTGACACACGGGGCATCGAACCCCAGCACTATTGCAAAGCCCTGACCTTGCGGCCGTTACCTAATGTGCCATCGTTTTATAGAGTTTCTCTTCTCTTTTCTTGTTCAATATGTCAAATACCACTTGCAACATAACAAGTTTGTTTGTACCTTTGTGGCAAACATTTGTCGTTACTTGTTTCGTTACGAGTGCAAAGATAGGCGAATAGCTAACCACAAACAAGCTAATAGCTAATATTTCTATCAGAAGTAATATTATTTAACCAATATAACGCGATTATGAAAACCATACATAGCAAAAGTAATAATATATTAGCCAATAATACAATGAGCGAAAGGCTAAAAAAATTAGCTATAAATAAAGGCTATGCTAATATAAATCAGTTTGAAATGGCTGTTGACCTGCCAAATGGTTATGTGCGAAAGGCTAAAAAAGTAACTAAGGCTCGCCAGTTGCAACTCCAATCCGCATTCCCGGACCTCAATATGTCATGGTTGCTGACAGGCGAGGGCGATATGCTCCGCCATGCGCCATCACAGAACATCACTGGCAACAACAATATTGTAGGCAACAGCAACACGGGAAACAATACAATTATAGCGAACGCACAAGCGCAAGAATACACAGACCATCACTCTAAACCGATAGTTCCTAAATACCTAACCTCGCAGCCTAACACTGACGTGTACAAGATTCTAAATACTGACGGCCATTCACTGCAACTTGACAGCATGACGGCCATTCCTCCTTATAATAATTTTGATTTCTATTATATGGTAAGGCAAGACGCAATGAAGCCGCTATATAAGGAGGGTGACGTACTCGCACTCGCCCATACGGAGCGCGGCTCTGACATCATACAAGGTGCTTCCATGATAATAGACACCAACGACTTTGGCTTTCTCCTGCGAAGAATATATGACAGGGGAGATTACTACGAATGCAGGATAATCAATGAAAATAGCTCCTTTGAAACGCAGAATATAGCCAAGACGAGGGTTATCCGCCTGTATAGAATAGTTTACTCTATAAGGCTGGGAGATTAAGAATAAAACTCATGCCGTCGGAATGGCCCCAAAAAGTTGTGTGCGTTTCAATCAATCCAGACTATCAAAAGTTTGAGGTGGATTTTAAGTACATTCACGAAATATACCGGGTGAAAATCCTCATGGCGGTTAAATAACAAAACAATATGGAAACAATAAACAACAATCCAATCCCTAAAGGGAACGCTCCAAGGACTCTAAATGAAAACAACAACTTGATGAGCGGTCTAAAAATTGTCTGCATTTTCGTAGCTCTCGCAAATGTTGTTGGAATTTTCTTTATCGTGGTAAACATTATCGAGGAAGGTATGGATAATGTATTTTATATTGCTGCTCTTGTTGGGTGTGTTCAAAGCCTACTAATCAGCCTGATAGGAATGGCGATAGACGATATTAGAAACAAGTAAAAAAAAATAAGCCTCATGGATTTCCGTGGGGCTTTTTAAGTTAAGAAAAAAATGAAATACGTATACACATTTGCAGTTGACGCGAGAGGTACATTGTAAATTACATAAACAAAAAAAAACGATTATGACTAAAACAAGAAAAATAGTAGTACAAGGGAATGAAATCTCTGTGATGTTACAGGAACGTGATAATGACTACATTTGTATTACAGATATGATAAGGTCAAAAGAAGGAGATTTCTTTGTTACTGATTGGCTTCGCAATAGAAACACACTTGAATATATAGGAGCATGGGAGCAACTACACAACCCCAATTTTAATTATGGCGAATTCGCCATAATTAAATCAAAGGCTGGATTAAACAATTTCAAAATAAGTGTAAAAGAATTGTGCAATAGGACTAACGCTATTGGCATTTTTGCTAAAGCTGGAAGATACGGAGGTACATACGCACATAAGGACATTGCGTTTAATTTTGGAATGTGGATAAGTCCTATTTTCCAATTATATATTGTACAAGAATACCAGAGACTTCGAGAGAAAGAAAGCAATCCGTTGCTTGAAAAATGGAACGTTAAACGATTGCTTGCAAAAACGAACTATTCTATTCATACAAATGCAATCAAGTCGCTTATACCGAAGTACAACATCTCAAAATACAAAGAACGTTTGATATATGCGTCCGAGGCCGATATGCTCAATATTATATTGTTTGGGTGTACAGCAGAAGATTGGCGCACCGCAAATCCAGAATTGGCAAAGAAAGGGCTTAATCTACGTGATACAGCCACAATAAATCAGCTGGTTGTGTTATCAAATATTGAAAGTATGAACTCCGAATTATTAAAGCAGGAACTGCAACGAGAAACGAGAATGCAAATCTTACACAAGATGGCAAAAGAGCAGCTTAAAGTATTGAAGGATACTAACACGGAGGAAGATTTCAGAATGCTTGAACAGAATGCAATATTGAAAAATGACAAAGAGGAGAACAAATGAAATACGTATACACCTTTGCAGTTGATGCGCGCGGCTCTCTCCGCGTGTTCATTACTTACAACAAGCGTAAATTCTCTTATTCGCTCGGGTTTAGTGTGGACAAGAGCAAATGGGATATGGCCATGCAGCGGTGCAAGCGCAACACAACTCATGGTAAGAGCTTCACTCCTGCAATTAAGATAAATGCGGAGATACAGAGGTATGAGGAGACGATACAATCCGTTGCCAACTCATTCAAGGAGCCGCCTGCAATAGAGGACTTCAAGGCTGCGCTTGACAAGGAGTTTAAGCGAGAGAAGAAAACTGCACGAAAGGAAGGCTTCTTTGATTTGTACGAGGACTATATCAACGAACAGGGCAAATTGTGCCATTGGGGCAAGAGCGTAATCTACAAGCACAATAAACTATTGCAAGAATGGAAGATGTTCGATGACGAGATGAGCATAGACAAAATAAAGCCCGAAACACTTGACAAGTTTGCAGTATTCCAGTCGGACCTCGGCCACCAAAACGAAACGACCAAGAAGAAGCTGTCAATGTCCAAGTGGTTTTTTCGCTGGCTTGTGGCTAAGGGTTTGTTGACAGACATTTCATTTACTGCACAGAAAACACATCTAAAACGTGCCAACCGCAATGTGGTGTTCTTGACATGGGAAGAACTTATGAAAGTGTATAACCACACGTTCGAGCAACCCCACCTGTCACGCACACGCGATATATTTTGCTTTTGCTGTTTTACTTCATTGCGTTATTCCGATGCAGCCGCACTTAGAAAGACAGACATATACGATGATGCGATACACATCACAACACAGAAAACGAATGATAAGATTACAATAGAGTTGAACAACTACTCACGAACAATCTTACAGCGTTATGCAGACAACGATACAGACAAGGCTCTACCAGTCATCTCAAATCAGAAAATGAACGTATATATCAAGGAGGTGTGCCGCCAATGCGGCATCAACGAGAAGCTAACTGATATATATTATATAGGTGGAAAGAAAATAGAAGAAACGAAAGAAAAATGGCAAATGGTCGGAACGCACAGCGGAAGGCGTACATTTATCTGCAATGCGCTGATGCTTGGAATAGCTCCAAATGTCGTTATGAAATGGACTGGACACTCCGATTACAAGAGCATGAAGCCTTATATTGATATAGCTGATAAAGCAAAAAAAACGGCTATGGACTTGTTTAACAAGTAGCCATAACCGCTTATTTCGCACGCATTTTAGCACGCATAAATCATAAGTCGCTGAAAATCAGCATACTATGTGGACCAGCTAGGACTCACGGATTGTTTTTAGTTGTGTAGGTATAACGCAATAGACTGTTGATTATCAAGCACCTATAAAATAAGACTGCGCAATATATCACAACTAAACGCAACAAATAGCACGCAATTTCGCACGCACCTCAAAGAAATGCGTGCGATTTCTGTCACGCCTGTCTTAATCGCTACTGGGCGCAAAGATAATGCTTATCAGGCGTTTTTCTGCCAAAGAATATGTTTTGCAGCATATTTTGCAAAAATATTTTTGGTTTTCCTTGGATTTTCAAATTAAAGGCAGTATCTTTGCATTGTAATTAAGTAACAAAGTAACAAACAACTAAAACAGCCACAACAATGAAAGAAAAAGAAATTGAATACGCTGGTTACAGCGTAATAGTTAAAGAAGATGCAGAGAATTTTTACATTGATTTTCGCACAGGTTTGGGCGAGGGCATCTACCCCAAATCAGACTGGACTTTAGAAGCAGCCTTAAACGACCAAGCTAACATTTACAACGAACAATAAAATTGACAGAATTATGAAAATAGCAGATATACAGAAAGTAGAGAAGAACGCAAGCATCGCATATCAAGATATTAACCACCTTATGAGTGACGAGATTGCACTGTTAGATTTAGCTTACCCTAATCACGATGGCAAGCAAGATGCCGATGCGGTTGGCGAAATGCTCTATCTTAGGCAAAGTGTAGCGGCCCTTAAAAAGGCCTGCGAAATTTTAGAAACGAAATTGACCAGAGTCGTAGGCGAGTAAGATGATAAAAAAGCCCCACCTTCACGGGGTGGGGCTTACCACGAGATTTAACTCTCGACTCTTTATCTACAATAGTAGAAATTAAATTGCTCGCAAAAGCGTTTCAATCAACAACCCTTGATAGGGTTGACAGCGCAAAGATAAGCATAAATTCTACAAGTTGTATGATAAGGCCAAAATTTTCACTTAAAAAATTGAATTATGGCATACTTAAACAAACAACAATACGGTTACCGCAGAGAGTCGGCAGCAGCACGCAATCTTAATAACGAAGAAATTGCGGTGCAGAATGGAATGACCTCAGACCAGGCAGAACTTATCTCCAAGCTCTGTGCTATCCGTCACGATTTCCACTGCAATATTGACAGCATTGTCAAAGGTGGCGACGATAACTCAATCTCTGATGAGATAGAGAACATAGAATACGGAATCAACGAAAGTGGACTGCCTGAATTAGATATTGTAAGCATGTTGCTCGATATTGATGACCTCGATGGTCTTGTATACGAATATGGCGAAGACGTACCCGAATACCACGACAGCGAAGAATTTCAAAATTGGTATGACGATAATTATGCTCGCATCTACAGCGAGCTTGAAGAAGTGAATAAAAGCATCGAAAAATACTTAGCTAACATAGACAACCAGTACGGAACACGCTGGTGCCCTACTGGACAATTAAGAATAATGTAATATGGATAACCACCAAATGTTCTATTTCGGCACAAACGGGAGTCGTGAATGTGTCCCCCTTATTGTTTATCATGATGGGGACGTATCGCCACTCTACCTTGAACACGAAGTATGTGAAAAATTAGAACGCACCTTGTCCTATATGTCCTTGGAGAATGTTACTTTTGGAAGAGGCTATTTCCTTTGAAGAATGTGGACAGTATATCTTAAACCATGGTCGGTAGATGATTACAGATGTGGCTGTTTTACATCCCTGTTCTGTGATGGGACGCACACCATTGAAGAAATGGAGTCGATTATAAAAAGGACTCCATTTTTGCAGCGTCAGTTTAGTAAGCCTATTGAACCAAATTGTGAACCAAATAGATTTAGGGTGGTGAACAAGGTTTGGGGCTAACTGTACAACTGCCCGATGAAGATAAAGTAGTAAAATATATGGAAAACAAAAAAACATGGGGCGGCAAACGCCCAAACGCAGGGCGCAAAAAAGTCGGTGATGCAATACTCTATTGTAGCATACCCCAAAAAGCCTTAGACGAAATTAAGGCAGCAGCAAAAGAAGAGAACCTTGCAGTAGGAACATACCTCGTAAAGAGGCTCGGATTATAGCAAAAGCGTGACGTTCTGTCACGCTTTTTTTTATTCAAAACTCTCCATGTACTATTGCTTAATACACTGTACAAACTATATTTGAACAAGTATATTTGTTTCGTATTTGTTTGTGTAGTAACTTTGCAGCGTGATATTCTCAGATACATACAAATACAATAGCGTAGAGGTTGCTAAATACATTGCAGCCAAAGCAAATGAAGAGAAGTTTGGCATCAATATGACAAAGATGCAAAAACTCCTCTATATTGTATATGGTGTTTACTTGCGAGTATATGAAACAAGACTTACAAACGAACACCCACAGGCGTGGCCTTATGGCCCAGTATTCCCCACAACAAGGAATAAGCTATTAAAGATTGATTTGTATGATTTGAACATGAATAGTGTTGATGAAGAAATTAAAAACGATAAAGACCTACGCTCGGTAACTGATTTCGTATTCGCAAAGTTCGGCACGTGGAACGCTGGACAGCTGTCTGAATGGTCGCATAGAGATGCATCTCCGTGGTTCTATACAACAAAAATGGATGGCTTTAAGTGGGGTATGCAGATACCTGACGAACTCATATATAACTACTTCAAAGACTTGGTTTCTGTAAATGGGTAACAATGGCAATTTAGAATGGAATAAAGACTTGCAACCTGTACAGATGCCAAACGAAAACACAGATACAGAAAGTCTTGAAGAACAAAAGAGAATACGCTACAAGCAGGACACAAGAGCACGTGCTTATCTAACAAGGTGGGTTTGCTCAATAGTGACGCTATGGCTTGTGTTCGCAATCGGTCTTACAATAGCACTATACTTGCCTTTCAAGCATATTGAGGATAACGTAGCTATGGTAATATTTGGAACAATGACTGTCAACGTACTTGGGTTGGCTAATATTGTATTAAGAGGACTATTTGACAAGAAACAATAGAGGGATATTCTTTTACGGAACACCCCTCTGTTATTTTTTTACTCAAAACTCTCCATATACCGCCATATCTTGTTGCAAGGCGCATCTTCGTCCTCGAAGAAAAACGCATGACCTGTCTCTATAATCAAGTCTGGCGTCAACGTCTTGCACAAGTCGGCATAAGCCGCATTAAACGCTACATACTTGTCGTAATCCGTCACACAAGGCTTAAACGGCAACCCTTTCGTTGCTTCAAGCACCTGCTCCATGCTCCAGTGCGGCCCATGATGCTCCGCGCCGTCTTTAGTCGTGTAGTATATGCGGCTGACAGCTTTCTCTGCACTCTCCTTGTCGAAGTGCTTGCACTTGCCACCACCCTTGCAAAATACCATATATAATCTTCCCATAATCATCATTTCTTAAACTCGTTAATAAAATCGCGAAGGACAGCACCAAGGCTCTTCACCTCGTTTTCAATGCCCTCAATCCGCTTGTCTTGCGCCCGTTTTTCTGCAAAGGCTGGATTAAGCTCCTCCAACAACTGGTTACAATTTGTAACCGTTTGCTTGTGCTGCTCAACCTGTGACAAAGCCTCCTCGCTTGCAGCCTTTAGTGCTTCCACCTCTCTTAGTATACCGTCCTTATCTGTTGACAGCACAAGATGCCCTGCATACGTTATTGTTGCAGTTTCGGGAATTGTGTAGGTTTTGGTCGCGCCATCTGCCTCTATGGTTATGTCTACCACAAGACCAGTCGGCTGCGCACCGAAAGCCTTTGCTTGGTTATTGTCGTAGCGTGGAACTGCAACACTCACGGCCTTGCCTTGGTAATACCTTGCGCCCTCCTTGTCAAGGAAATATATCGGGTAGCCTGTCTTTATATCTTTGAATAACATAATAAATAAATTAGCGGCAACCTCCGATTTTGTAGGGATTGCCGCTAATTATTACTATTTGTCTTTCTTGTAATTATGAGGCGGTGTAACACTAACCATTCCATCAATATGTTCGATTAGTTGGTTATCAACGTATGCTTTCATAGGGTCAAGAATAAAATCAATACCTTCTCTACGAGCTAATTTTGCTGCTGGTACAAAGTCTGCATCGCCAGAAAATAGAACTATTGTATCAACAAAGCCTTTTAGTGCGAGAGATGTTATATCTACTCCTATTTTCATGTCAATACCCTTTTGCCTTAATTCTAAATAAACATCATTTTCAGACAAATCATCAACACAGACTTTCTTCGATAACAAATCCTTGACTTTATTCGGATGGATAAGCCATTTCTTGCTATCTTTAAGCTCGCCCATTCTTAATGCAACCTTTCGTTTCTTCTTTAGCGCATCTATCAAATCAATTCTAAACTTAAACTCTGGTGTCTTAGAATAATCAATAGCGCGCTTTGTTATTGGGTTATGCTCTTTTTTTCCAAATGGATAGCAATCGTAATAAAAAATGCGATATAGCGTATTTTTATCACCTACGTGTTTATGAGCCATCGTATACATTATATCAGCAACTTCAGCTCCGTCAAGTTTGCGCTCTTTATTATATAACGAGTTAAATCTCTTAATAAAGAATCCGCCATCAATCAATACAGCCACTCTTACAGGCGGCAATTTGTCCTTATTCTTTATAGCCATAATATCTTAAAATACCCAAGGGTTAGGCGCGCCTATTATCAAATTAAGCAGAAGCTTTCAGACGTGCGTAAGCCTTGGGTGTAATCATGCTGCAAAAATACGCATTAGTAATCAAAATAGCAACTTATACGAGTTAAAAATAAATGTATTGTTGGTTTTTATATCGCAACAAGGCACAACAAGCCACAATCCCCACAAAGTCAAAGAACGCCTTGATTGTTAATTGCACGTGGGGCAATCACCTCCCCACGTGCTTGATTATTACTTCTCTTCCGACCTTTTTCGCGACCTCACGAAAAAGCTATTGTCTACATTTTTATTGTCGTCAATAAAATGGTCATCAGTGATTATTTCCGTTTTGGAAACACCTCCTCATGTCGTTGCAGTTGTAGTCTTACCCAAAGCTGCAATCAGTGCGGCAGTCTGGTTCTGCTGCGACAACTCCAATCTCGCGTCTTGATACTTGCGGTCAATGTCAGCATACCAATGGTTGTTCAAGGCATCAATTATGCGCTGCGTGTTGTCCTGTCCAGCACGAATTACATCGCACTTGTCCTGCGACATCTGATAGCCAACAGAGCTAAATCCGCGCTCCACCGATGAGTTGACGAAGTTGAGGCTCTGCTGCAAGGAGTTGGTCTGTCCTTGTATTGCGAGCTGGTTCTCATAGCCCATCTTGGTGATACTATTCTGCGTGTTGCAGCAACAATTCTGAATTGCCTGGATAACTGCCGCATCACCTCTCTCCGCTGCGTTGATTACGCGCTCTGCCGAGAAGCCTACCTTGCCGCTAACGTTGTCAATAGCGGAGCGAACAGCGCACACACCTTGCTGCAACTGATTGAAGTCACAATTAAGGTTCGCGCCCAGTGTGGTCAAAGCATCGTTATTACCCTTGATTGCCTGCATCAGCAAGTCGGAGTTGTGGTTGTCCGCCATCTGCGAGCGCAAAGATTGGATTTGGCCCTGTATCTCGGCATCTTGCAGACCATTGCGGTTGTTGCCGAACCCGAAGCCATTGCCACCGAACATGGCGAGAAAAATAAGATACAAAAACGGATTATTCAACCACTGGTTTGCACCTCCAAGGGCACCGTTCATCATAGCTGCCAGGGCCATGGGGTCATTGCCCTTGTTGTTTGCCATTGCCGCATAAGCAAGCGCATCATTACCTCTGTCGCAACAGATTACTTTCTCTACATTGTCCATAATTATGAATGTATTAAGTCGGTCGGGGAATATCCCCCGATAGCGCAAAGGTGGTGACAAGTTGCTTGTGAGTTGCTTGTGAGTTTTGTTTGTTGCTTGTTAGTTGTTTGTTGCCAAACAAATGAAAAAGACCACCTGCAATGGGTGGCCTTTACTTATATTGGCAAGGAAACGGATTTCCTTGCCTCATAAAAAAAAGTGACCCATACGGGCCACTTCGATAATTAAAAGTCCTTCAAGAAATATGAATGATGTCCTCGCCAAAATACGCTGATATTTTGGCTATTGTAGACAATGTAAAATTGTGCGTTCCTCCAAGCCATCTTGATACTTCTGCTTCTGAACGCCCAATGCCTTTTGCAAAATCTTTCTGCGTCATTCCTCTTCCCTTCAAAATGTCAGCTATCTTGTCAGACACAGACATAGAGAGATTTACTTGTCTCTCAATGTCGTTCGGTATCCGATTCATAGCTTCCATAAAGAACTTTCGAGCTTTCATAATTCAAAATCTTTGTCTTTTGGATTAAACTTTCTTTCTTCTATTGTGACTTCGCCCCTCTTTATCGCAACTTTAAGTGCTTTGTCTAACTTTTGCAAAGTTACAACATATCCGTTCAAGTCATCACAATCTTGGTATTTTTGTGCCTTTTTTACACCTCCATTTCCTGCTATGAGTATGCTGTCATTTATTCTCACGCAATACAATCTCAATTTTCCTGAGTCTATAGGAAGCGCACATACACCATCGTTGTATTTCCCCTCTGGCCGAAAGTAACGTTCAAGAAAGCCACTAACCTCCAGCATTCGTTTAATAGCTGTAAGTATTGTGTTTAAGTCCTTGCTGTAACTTTCATTGTGCTTCTGAACGAATTTCTCAAATTCGCTAATACTATCGCCTTCTAAGCAAATAGAAAACAAACTGCCTTTTTCTGCTTCTGCAACTGATTGTAATTTAACTGATGCCATTTCTAATGTTTTATAAATAACATTGCAAAGATAACAAATTGTTCAATAGGAATTACCTTTTAAGGTAATATTTTTTGCAAAAGTGTTTTTACCTCCTCCCTCATCACCCGTGCAGCCAGCCCCTTAAGCCTGTACCTCGCACTATTCTTAAGCGAATTAACCCTCTGCTGACTCATGCCGCTAAGCAGCGAAATATCACCCTCGCTCATACCTAACTCTATTAACACATCAACAAGTACCACGCGCGCAACCACACACCGCTCCGAGCGGCAGTTGGCAAGCGCATCAAAGTCAAGGCCGCTGGCTTGCATCACGGCTTCAACTGCACTGTTAAAAATCTGTTGTAATTGTTCCATTGTTCATAAGTGATTTTGTTCAAAAAATTAAGCACAAAGGCAAGCACGGGACACATCACCATGCGCCCATGCTTGCCACAACAACCCAACAAAATCACTTATACTTACTATATATATGGTAATAGAGCAACACGCCTATCACTATGATAAACAGGCCACCAACGGCCCGAATCCTCCACCTTGCAGGGGGCTTCTCAACCTTTGTTTCCGCATCACGCACCGTAGCCTTGTGGCTTGTGCTGTTTGTGCGGTGTGTGCGGCATGACACATGACTGCTCGCACTAAGAGCGTCCTTGTTGTGATACACGCTTCTGTCGCGATACACATACTTCGTCAGCACCTTGCCAGCTGTGTCCACCACAACATAGGTAGTCATGCGGTCCGTCACACTGTCCACTGTTTCCAAATTGGAAACTTTCACAATCGTATCGCGCACCATCACGCTGTCGGTCTTATACACTATCAGCGTGTCGTGAGTGCGCTCCATGCTCTGCACCACCTTGCGCGCGCAGCTGCTGTGCAAGACAACTGCACAGATAATCACGATTAAAAAACCACTAACTCTACGCATATTCTTGATTATATTTGTTATCTTTGCAGTGTTTAATTCCCATATAAAAAGGGCACATCCTAAAAGAAGCTCTTAACTGCCGCACGAGTTTTCCCGTGTGGCAGTTTTTTTTACACGAACTTGCCATACGCGAAATGGCTCACCCGATTTAGCCAGCCATTAAGGTTCACCTTTTGGCTCGGATTCTTGGCAACAATAGCCTTGTAAAAAGCTATCCTGTCCTGCTTCAATGCCCCGAACAATGGCAGCGGACTACGCGTATTTACCGCCTGCAAGGTCTGCTTGCCCATGATGCCATCGGCAGTAGTCTTAACTATCCGCTGCAAGTGCGTTACGGCCGTCTTGACTCCGCTGTTATAGGCCCAGTCCACGAGTATAAAGGCAACACTCTTGTCCTGTATGTAGTCAGCCTTGCACTTGTCCCAGTAGTATCTCTTGAATATGTGTTCCCACTCAGCGTCAGTAATGCGCTTCAAGTCCTCAACCGTCTTGCTCTGCCCATACACACTGCGGTAAGTGGCCAATGTCACACCCTTGTTAGTCGGCCCTCCCTTGTCAGCCTTCCTGTTGCAATAGCCGCCCTCGCGCTCCTGCACAAATGCCGCCAATTCTTTCCAATTTTCCATACGTCTAAACTTATTTTTCTTACCTTTGTAGGTGTTAATATTTTTGTTTTGACATGGTTATGTTGAGGGGTTGGTGCGTTGTGAAACGCGCCAATTTTTATTCAGTTTTGTTCTCACGTTTTTCGCCATACACTTTAGTAATGCCAGCTGTAACAAACAAACTTGCCACGCTGCCTACGAAAGCACTAAGCCCCATAAGGTCGGTGTGTATTGTGTTACTGTTCATGACTTCCCATATCAGCACAAATGCCACACAAAGCAACAATACACACCCTATCAGGGTAACAGCTACAAGGAAAAACGCTTTGCTGCTGTGCCCACTGTTCACACGTACCAGTTCCGTGATATATCTCGTTAATCTCATAGACCTATTGTTCAGGGTGATTACTACTTGCACACAAAAGTTGTGGAGGCTGACGGTTTGGGCAACCAAACACCGTACACTTTTGGCTCTCCGCATACTGCTGCTTCACAACCAGTTCTGCCATTTCTTTTTTTAGTCGTGCAAGTTCATCGCGTTGCTCATTCAACTGCACATATAGCGCATCAATCTTTCCATTCAGTTCTTCTTCGTGCTTCACCTTCTCATCATACAATTTCTGCCATTGGGCAGCATATTGCGTGATATTGTCTGCCTCGGCCTTACCTGCTTTTGCAGAAGCTTCACGTTTCTTCGCATCATAAAAAAGAAATATGCCAAGCACTGGTATAGCTACGCCTGTAACGATAGAACTGATAGTTTGTATTAGGTCAGTCAAAATTCGCCCTCCTTTCTTCTTACATAGGCTTCTATTTCTCTCGCCAATTCAACTATCTCATCTGGCTTTATGTCGCCGCGAGATGCTGCTATCTTAACGCACTCAATCCTAATTTCTTGCAGTCTGTTCATTATAGTCCGAGTTTTGTTTTTATCTTATTCAATAGTTCTTTGTCCGCTGCCGTCATTACACCAGCTTTTGCAGTTGTCGCAGCCGAAATGCTTAATGTGCGCGTGCCGCCAGTGGTAAAGATAGGTGTCACCACCTTCACCTCGGTTGCGGTGGAGTTCTGCTCGCGAAGTTCAAAAGCGTCAAGGCGTGCATATATGTCGCGACGCATTAGGCCATTGCTTCCCGTCCAGGCGTTGGGCAGCTGCACCTGACTGTAATTCTCCTGTGCCTCGTCATTGTTCGCGCCCCAATGCTTGAAGCGCAGAAACAGGTTGAAGTCGTTGTGCTTGTATATCCAAAACTTTGATGTGATAATAGTCTTAGCGTCTTGGTCCTTACCTTGCGAGTATACGTAATTGGCCTTTGTTCCAGATGTGCTGCTCTGCACTGTCGGGGGCTTGATTTGCGCCATAGGCGTGTTCCATGCGCCCCACTTGCCGCCTTGATAGTAACGAACCGCAATAGCCAAGTTGCCAACTGTGTTTATTGACGCAATGCTCGTCTTTGCCGAGTTGAACGTAATGCTGCCTTGTATTGTCTGCATTAACACGCTGTCACCCACATTCAGATTGGCGAACGTCACGAACAGCGGAATGCCAAAACACTTCATGCGGTGCAAACCTTGTGCAGTTTCCGCGCCAAATGCGTCAAGCTCTTTGTTCAGCGCATCAATAGTAGTCACATTATCATGCGCAATAAGCCATTCTGCGGTATTTGCCAATGTGTTGCGCTCAGAAGCATTGACAAGTCCGTTCCTTATTGTTGAATAGGGTATGTATTTGTTCTCCCCGTTATCGTTTATCACGACCATCTCGCTGCCCGTCAAGTTCGTGTCCTGCGGTAGCGATTTTAGTACGTCTTTTAATTTTACTGTTGCCATATTGTTAAGGTTTCATTGTTCCGTTATCAGAAGGGCCAGATGTCAGTGGCACTTTTGTCCATGTCATATGTCCTATATTCGTGTTGTCCTTGATGGTAAATGAAGGCTTATCTATACTGTCGCTGCCAAGGTCGCTGCTCGCGCTTCCCTTTTCAGCGAGCCAAAAAAAGCTGCCATCGCTGCCGATTGAACCTGTCAGAACCACAGCCTTTCCTCCTCCGAGTTTGTATGTCTGTTGTAGTATATCATTCCCGTACTCCTTTATATTCGAACCAATGCCACGAACAGATATTTGGTTTGTATTCAGACTTCCCAATCTGTTTATCAAGTAAAACTTGTAGCCAAGGAATGCCAAACTCTCTGCATAGTCGCTTGGTTTATTGCCATTCGGAGGAAGATAGATGGTAGGGTTGCTATTCGGAATATACGAGATTAAGAGTATCGGATTGATATTGTAAAAATCAGGCTTCCACCTATTGCCATTATTGTCCTCATCCTTCGCGATAAAGACTTTCTTCCATTCATCTTCACTCGTAACTTGTGTTACCCCTTTCAGATACGAACCTACAAGCAGTCCGTTCACTTGCCCACTCTCGCAGAGGATATTCCCACGAAACCAATACTTATTATTCTTCGGGTCAATTATCACGCGGCATTCGTCTTTATATACGCCATACAGCCCAACTACATTCGTGTCCTTGCCGCCAAAGTCAAAGCCCTCACCACTCATGGCGATGCCTGTAAACTTTCCGTCCGCGTCCTTTGTACCGAATGCGGCATTTTTCGCGGCCACATAATCCGCACCAAGTTCGGTAGTCTGTCCGTCCCACTGACGCACCCATGATACCTTGTCTATCGCAATATCTGCAATGTCGTTATCGCTCCTCGTCCATGCACTTGCAGCCTTGCCAACTTCAAGCTTCGGCTCTGTAATATACACACACGGAACCATGAGCAGATTTTGAGGAACTTGCTTCGTAATTACGCGGAACAGACAAAGACAAGTATCTGGCAAATTGGCTGCGGTCTTGAATGTGACGGTGTGACGAAACCAAGAGGCTGGTGATGGTTGGAATTTAACACCGCCATCTTTGGGCGTATCTTGTTCCTTGCCGTCTACAATCATCTTTTCTGTGGTGTCAACCATTGTAAGACCAGAAGTGTCCCATGTCCACAGATAGGTATAGAGTGGTTGCGCCACGAGCTTGCTCCTTAGATAGAAAGACAGCGTGTACCATGTTGATGGAGCAATTTGGCTCTTGACATTTTGTTGGAAAAAATCAACATACGAGTCAGGAGTCGGCAAATCTCCATTTATTTTGAATGCAGTTTCAATCTGCACCGCACCATGTCCGTCCAATCCTTCTGCCCTCGTACCTTTCAAAGCAAAATACTTGTCGGGATTTGGCACATTGTCAAACGTTTCTTGCTTGAACTCTGTATAGTCAAGCAGGTTGGGGCGCATATTCTCTCCGTCCGCACCGTCTTTCCCAGGCGTGCCGTCTTTGGCCATATAGCTCACGCTGTAAGAGTACGTACCATCGGGCCATTTCGTGCGCGTCCACAGGTATTTGCCCACTTCCGATGGCGGCACGCTGTTTAGCCATGTCCCCGTTGGCGCATTAACTCCGCTGCTGCCTATCTGATAGGTCACATTGCTCTTGCTGTTCGCACCCCACTTTATCACCACATCACTGCCTATCGTCACTACACCAGTTTTGGGGTCGTAATCTATCGCACCTTGCCCAAGGCTAAAACTGCCGTTCTCGTTAAAATGGTAATTATATTTTCCGCTATTGCTGTTAAGTGATATTATTGTGCCATTTTGCAGATACAAACCAAATCCACCACCATCAGGTATGCGGCCTAAGCTTGCAACTATCTTGCCCGAAAACGACTTAGAATTGATACCATTAAGCAAGTCAATGGTCGGCACACCGATTTCAGTGGCATGGAGGTATATAGCACTCTGTCGGCTCGTGTCGGTTGTGTTGCCATACTGCACAATCTCGTCACCAGCCGCAGGCAAGTTCATCGGCACATCATTATTTGCGACCCATTCCGATTCTTTGTCCTGCATGATTTCGCCAGAAAACTCGCTTGCCATGACGGTAAACCAGCCCTCCTTCATGTTTGCGCTCTCAATCTTCACCCAATAGCCCTTTATTCCCTTTGTCTCGCCATCAGAACCTACCTCCACACGCTGGCAGCGTATAAGGTCGTTCTTCACAAAGCCGCCATATCCGTGAGTGGCTTCGCCTTCAAGCTTAATGAGGTAATATTGGTTTCCGTGTTCATCGGTGCGCAGACTTACTTCCTTCACTTTGCCGCACGCTTGGCTGATGCCGAGAGAGCCGCATATCGCACGCACTTGGTCTATTATCAGCTCGTGCGCAATAAAGGCTTTACGCACCTTTACATTGTCTATTTCAAGCGTATATTCGGGGCTTTCTTCCGAACCACTGTTAAATATCTTCCACCCATGGCCCATGAAGTCCGAAGCAAAGTATTCTTGCATCTCGCACACCACCTTGCCGAAAGCGTTAAGCACCTTGTTTCCAGTGCTTCTCGCGCTCCCAACAAACCCGTTGAACCATGTGCTAAGTAATCTTGCCATATCTATTCAAAATATTCTATTATACCATCTGCGGCAGTGTCATTTCCGCTGTAACCGCTTGAGAACATTGCACCAGCCTCGAATGTTATCAGTCCTTGCGCGTTGTCATCATTGCGGCTGTGCAAGAATATGTTCTTCATGCGCAGAGCAGAATACACATTATCATCAGTTTCTTTCGTTGTGTCATTAGTCTTGATGATGTAAACTGATGCTCCGCCCGATGTGCCTTCGCTTACGAGTGTGCTGCCGCCAATATTAAGGCTCACTTCGTTATTTATCTGTTTCTCCAAGTCCTTGAACTTGGAATAGGTAGCCTTCTCGCCTATGATGTATGTAGGGCTGTCGTAAGGTATGTCCATTTTCTTCTCGTAGCCCATAACGCGGCTTTCGCGCTTTCCACTGCGGAATAGTGCAGCGTTATACATTGTCACTCGTCTGCCGAGGTCGAAGTCCCATGCGTTTTTTGCATCAAGGTCGCTGCCGCTGTAATCTTGCACTATCTCATTGCCGTAATCGTCAACGAGTGTGTTGCCGCTGTCATCGGTAATGTTTGTTTTCTCCCTCACACCATACGCTATATCCGAAAACAAGGTGCATTCGTAGGTATTCGGGTCAATCATCATTTTCTTGATTTGCTTCTGCGTTTCCGCTGCAAGTTCTTTGCGAGCCTTGTCTATCAGTCCAAGATTTTCAATTCTTGAACTGTCCCAGCCAGTAAGGATAAATTCGTTGCCTTTTTCGGGGTGCATTGACTTATTCGGGAGGTATAGGCCGCCATCGAACTGCTTTCTCAGAATGCGAAAGAATTGATGGTCAATGGTTGGCTCTGTTGGCGTTTCGGAGCTGTTGAACTGCACATCAAATGTCAGTCCTGCAAGTGGGCCAGACTGGAAGATGACTTGCATATTCTCGCCATTTGGGAGCTGCCATGCAATATCAAAGACAAACGAGTTCGTCTTGATGTAATATTCGGTGTATTTCTCGCCTGTGGGCTGCTTGTTCTCGTCCACCACATTTTGCAGTTTGTCGCGCACCTCCGTTATCTCTGACTTGGTGCGGGGATAGATGTCATCGAATACAAGCACTTTCTCAACAATTTCTCCGTCCTTGGCCTCTTGTGTGTCTATATATCCAGGCGATGGCAGCGTTAATCGCGTTTCAGCGAGGGCCTTGATAGACTCTGCGTCTTGTTTGTTTGCTGGGAAGAAGTGTGTCGGAAGCTTCGCTGTTACAAGGTTGTCAAGCTTGAATTTTTCTCCACCTTTAAGCGTGATTGCGCTCTTTGCAATCTTGAACATACTCGTATGTACGTCAAGCGATGGTTCGATGTATTGTGTAGTGTTATACCATATAGCCTTTGCTTCCTTTTTCGTTTCAGTGAATGTTATTTTGCATTCCGCTTGCGTGTATGAATCGTCTTTCGTTGTAGCAAAGCCAAGGCTCGCTTTTTCATCTGATATGGACAACTTCCCTTCTACCCCACGGGCTGAAAGTACTAAAACTAAAAGATATTCAATCGTAACAGAAGTTTCTTCGGTTAATTTTACAGACGGGATACAGAACTGATACGAGTTGTATTGCTGACCTGAGCCTGAGCCATATTCGTTCAAGTTGAGTGAATACTCCTTATACGCCAAGACACGTTCATATTCTTTTCCGCCAATTTTAACAGCACTACCCTTTCCACTGTCAACGCAACGAACAATCGCGTATATTCGCCCACTTATATACCATTGACTATCAATAGGTCCGACTGTACTCCATGACAGAAGCAACCCGACTCCAGAGTTCTGTTCTTCATGAGACCCTTCTCTTAACTTAACAGCGTTCTTTGCCGTAATACTGATATACTCCGTTTTAGCACCACTGACAGCACCTACCAAGTATTTATCAGAATAATAAAATGTTTTCTTATCAATCGATATTGTGCCAAAATCATTCACAGCTGGCTTCTCAACCTTTATCTGTGAGACCTTGTCAAAATACTCGGAGTAGAAAGGGTATTCGGAGCTGAAATACCAACTGTCTGTTGTTCCTTTCAGCCCCGTGACGGTAAGCTCTACATCACCTTTATCCCAGTTTGCAGGCAGATTGTTTGATGAGCCAAAGGCATACACACGCGTTGCATAGTCTGTTTCGCTCTTAGACCCGTCCATGCTTTCTACATTCTTGCCAAGTATAAAGTCCACATTCGTTCCCTCTGCGTCCTGGCACTTGCCGAAGTGTATCACATTGCCTATTACCCACCATTCAGTGTCCCACGCCTCTGCTATCTGTGCAAGCGCATCAATATAGTTGACTGACGAGTAAGATTGCGTCTTGACCTTATCCAATCCATCAACTTTAACATTATGCACTTCATACGTGTATTCGTCCGTACCATTATAGCGCATGCCCTCCACACCGTTAAGGCAGCGCACAAGGGTGTCGACTTGTTGTGTGAGGTCGGCAGTGAGGTTGAATGACGCCTCCAGTGTGTTGTTGTACTTCGACTTGTACTTGTACATTCGGTTCTTCCACGCGAAGTAGTATGCTTCGAGTTTCAGCTCATACTTATAACCGCCCGTGTTGCTGTCGTATGTCGGTGATTGTATCTCTGTGACTTGATATACCTTGTCATGCCACGTGCAATATGAACCAATGGGGAAGAATACGGGGTCTGCAAGATTGAAATGCAGTTCCACGTAATCTTCCTTCATCAGCTCTTTGCGTTCGATGCAGCCCACAAATATGTTGGGCATCTCGTACAATAACTCGCCCTTGGGGCTGTATATTGGTAATGTCATTCAGAGTGCAGTTTTATCGGTCTGTCGGGTTCGGTTCAAGGAACTTGATTTTAAGGGAACACAAATTACCTTTCATGTTCACGTGATAGGAAGAATAGCTGACAGGCACCAATTTGTAAGTATAATTATTCACAATAGGTATCGAAATCGTACAACCGTCACGGATATCATTTAGAAGTTCATTCTTGCGCTCATTCGTTTCAGCCCTTGTGCTTGCTATTATAACGAATGGCAATGTAACCTCACGTTCCTTTATTTTCCTATCCTTGATTATGCACCGCTTGCCATTTTCCAACCTTGATTCATTAGACACATAATCCTTATAGTCGGCAGGCGCATCTATCGCGTCAACAAACCCATTACCCATTTTAACGCGATAACTTTCAAATGCGTCTTTATTGTTTATAAGCAGTTCGGTCATATTGGCAAATTTCGTATTTATATGCTTATATGATATTGTATTTCAATTTTAATTTATTACTTATGCAGTTGTTACAGGAAAGCGACACCGAGGCAAAGTGCCGCTTCCCTTTTATCATAGGTTTTCTATTTTCTTGCGTATTCTACTGACTTCATTCATGACCCCCGATATAGCCTTGCTTGACACTCCAGTATTCTTTCGTATTTCAACCAACTCCAAATATGAGTTTTCTTGAATATCACGCACAGTGCCAATAGAATACTCAATGTTTTTCACACTGGATTGTATTACGTTTTGAATATCACGTATCTGATACAATGCTTCTGTCTGTGCCAATGCGCGGCCGCTAAGTTCCTCAATGCTGCTCTCTGACGCTGCCGCAAAGCCTTTCGTCTGTGACCCGTCACTTGCTTCACCACCAAGCCCGACATTGTTCAGCGTGTCGTTTCGCTGATTTGTAAAGTTGTTTGCAGCCTCTTCCAACTCTTGCTTGAGCTGGCGTGCATGCTCTTCGGTCAGCGTTCCTCCATCGGCCTCTACTTGCTTCTGATAGCGTTCTGTATAATCCTTTGTCCACGCTTCGACTGCTTTACCCATAGTGTTGTCTATGAGGGCTTTGCGCATCTTGTCCTTTACAGAATTAGCGAAATCGTCTGCACCGCTGTTCATATCTTCAAGAACTGACATGAAGTTTGAGTACATATCATCGAACTTGATGCCTGTAAACTTCTCTTTCATGTCCTCTTGGAAGTCTTGCGTAGCCTTCTTGCATTCAATTAACTTGTCCAAGTAGTCTTGCATCTCTACGGGGAGCTTCGCCCAGTATTCGCCATTGTCTGCGCCTTTGGCTGCTACAAGTTGGTCGTAGCTGAGGTTCGTTAGGTCAGACACGCTGTTAATCTGCACGCCTGCCGCTTGGCTCATTGCTTGCAAGCCATTTGTTCCAAGGTCTCGGTCTATTCGGTAACCGTAGCTATGAGCACCTGTGTTACGTACTTGCAGATACTTTGTCGCAAGTGTTTGTAGCGACTTTTCTTCGGCCTTGTATAATGCTTCTACTTCTTTGATGGCTTTCTCTGCACCATCTCCGAAGCTCATTTCTATGTATTGTTTCTTTTTTTCTATAAGGTCACTCCATATACCCGACAGTTTCTCGTAATGTTCCCTTTCATTCTCATAGGCTTTAAGTGAGTCGCTTTTACCGAATATCATCTTAAACATTCCCGTAAATACGTCCGCAATTCCACTGAATACACCCGTGATAGCGTGTACGTAATTCCCGACATCAAGGAAAGAACCCGGCTTCGTCAAGTCGAACCCATCTAACGCAGAGCCAATCTCTCCAAATCCATCAAACATGGTTTCTAAACCTTCGGGCATTGTCACACCGAACTTCTCGAGCATATTAGATACGTCCTTGCCCATACTCGACATTGCCGTAAAGCCGCTGCCTACTGCCTTAATTGAGGATTGCGCTGTTTTCTGTGCTTCTGATAAGTCTTTCGTTGATTTTGCAGCCTTGTCAAGCATCTCGCCAAATGTTTTCAGCTCGCCAGTTACAGGGTCGTATACTTTCTCCGCACGTATTTCAGCCTTTTCTTCTGTTGTTGAAGCATTTTGGTATCTTTTCCAAAGACTACCACCACCAACACGTTGAACTTGTGCTTGTGCTGTCTTTGCTGCTTGTGATTTCTCTTTCAGATTGCGTACCGAAGTAAATAATCCGCCTATAAGCGAACCTTTTTTGGTCTGTTCTGCGCGAACCTTATTTATTGCTTCATTGATAGTTTTAATGCTCTCTATTGAGAGATTTTTATCGTTCTTGATTAGTGTTTCAAGCTGACTTTGTAGCTCTGCCAAGGCAGATTTGCTAAGGCTGCTAAGGTCGCCAAAGACGTCCTCCCAATTCAGTTGCTTCTTTACTTCCTCAAATTCAAGGGCCTTATTAGCCGCATTAAAATCTTTAACCTTTAATTTGTATTGCGCTGAGTCTTTGTCAAGACCTGTCGTTTCATACAAGAACTTCTCCTCCAACGCCTTGCGTTTCTCCAAGAATGTCCCGTACTTCTCGTAATAGTCATTCCATGCGTCCTTGGATTGTGACACCCAATCAAGTTGGGCTTGGGCGTTGTTGTGCAACTTGTTAAGTTCTTCTTTCTCTGCTTGTGATGTCGCCTTAGATGCAAGCTTCTCCAATGCGGCAATATCAGCACGCAATTTCTTTACCTTTTCGCTGCGGTCTTTATTGTCCTTGTCGTATGTTTCTCTAAGCCCGTCTACTATCTCTTTTTGTGACTTCTGCAATGTCTTGCCTGCTAAAGCCAATGCACCGTTATATGCCTTTATTAAAGCACCATATTCGCTGCTGCTCTCGCCAGATGCTAATATCTCTTTCTTCAGCTGTTCGACGCTTTTCGCAACACTTCCTTTAGCCTTGTTCAATGCGTGCAAGCTCTTGGCAACATTCTCAATTTTGCTGTCCGCGTCTTTCACGGCCTTGTCGTACTTTAATTCTGCGTCACGCATAGATTTCTCCACGCCATCATCTGCCAGGTCGTTATTCTGCTGCTCGTTGCCTGCTGTCAAATCTGATACAGCATCTTTTATTGATGACTTATAATTATCTGTCGCTTCCTTAATTCTTCTTTTCCTTTCTTCTATTTTTCGTTGTGCGGCCTCTCTTTTTCTTTGCTCGGCTTGTCTCTTTCTCTCTGCCTTGGCTTCCTCTTTTTCTTTCTCTTCTTTTTCAGCTGCCGCTTTGTCCTCTTCCGACTTCTTGTTTTCTGCCGCCTTTTGATATTGCGCCAATCTATTGGCAACTCTTTCTTCTGACATCACTTCTTTACCAACCCTCCGATACTGCGACTTCCCTGTCTTTTTTCTTGCTCCTTGCATTTCTTTCAACAGAGCAGCATAATAAGCGGCATTACTCTTATAACCGCCTGATGAAAGTCCCAAGTTTTTCATCCACTTAGGCACTTGCGCATCATCAACATTGATATGAAAGTTTATGTCATTTTCTTGGTAATTTTGCAAGAAATCGCGTATCGTTGAACCTAATTGCTCTACAGACATTTTGTTGTAGCGGAGTTTGAGGGAGTTGAAGTCAAGTTCTTCACTCGTTTTGCCAACAGTATTGCTAAAGTCTTGCTCTTTATCGTTTATTCCGTCAAGTTTTATTATGGTTCCTACAAGACTTTCCTGCATATCGGCACTCATATCTCTGAATGAGATGCCTGTAATTTCAGAAACACGTTTTATCGCTTTGAGTTTTTCTATAGTCTTGTCAGATATAAATCCCTTCCCATCTTTGCCAACCTCCGCTGCTAACCAATATTTACCACTTTTACCTAAATCCATTAGCAATGAATTTAACGCCTTGTTCTTTTTTGCAAACTCCTCTTCCGAATATTTATATTTTCTTGAAGCTTCACCTATTTTCTTCTCAGAATTGGATAATGATGATACAATCGCAACGCTTAGCCCATTAGCCATGCCTTCTGAAATTTCTTTGACCGCATTTTTACCAAATGTGGCAATTTTCCCTTTCAGCTCTTTCTTTGCAGTTTCTGATAACTCGGTATACTTTTCATTACGCTCATCCTGGTATTTTTTGTATTGTTCTGCCTTCGCTCTTTCAGATGCCTCTTCCCGAATAAGACCGATTAGAATTTCCTTCTTTTCAATGAGCTGCTGTGTTATATTTGCCTCATCGTTCAATAGCCCCTTGCTCGTGTCTATATGTATGCCATATTCCTCATATTTATCAACAAGTTCCTTCAGCGTATCTTGATGTACTTTCGTCGTCGTATCCGTGTTATCAAGAATTGTGAAAAGCTTTTCCGCATCGCCAGTAGCATCAATTACTGCCTTATTGTAATTAGACAATGCACTATTAGCTTCATTTGTAGACTTGCAAAAGTCATATACAGCGATACTTGCGGCTGCTGCAATAGATATTATAGTGCCCCAACCGCTTGCCTTCATTGCTGTGGTAAGACCGATTGTAGCTCCCGTTGCGACTTTCATCGCTGTGGACATGGCAATTATGGCTTGTCCTGCCAAATATGCGCCAGTCTTTATGCCAGCAAAAGCCACGACAATCTTTGCGGCCTCCGCAAAATCCTTTAGATGCTTTGTCAACGTGACTATCAACTTCGTGACATTGTGAATTGTCCCATCGTTGGCCTTGCCTAACTCCAGGAAAAAGCCAGCCACATTTTTCTTCATCACAGCGAATTGATATGACAATGTACCGCTCATCTTGTCATTCATCTTATAGAACATTCCGCCCTTTTCTGTCGCTGAGATAAACGAGTTTGTGATTTCACTTACAGGGATAGTGCCTTTCTTGACCTTTTTCATAAGGTCTGACATACTTTCTCCCGTTTTCCTTGATATGGCTATGAGAGGATTGAACCCTGCCGTTATCATGGAGCGAATTGTGCGTGTATTCACTTGACCCATTGCGGCCATCATCTGCAAGGAACTCGCGAGTCTGTTGAACTTCTGCTCGCTGCCCATGGAAACTTCATTCATAGCTTCCAAAAGCTTAGGTATGCGCGATGCGCTTTCTCCAAACGCCACGAATTGCTGCGCCACACCTGTAAGGCTACCAAGTCCTATTGCCGAGTGAGAAGAAACGTCCCTTATGCTTGAAAATAACTGGTCGGCAGCCGATTTGCTTTGCATGATGCCATATAAAGATGTCTTCATCTGCTCCATGCGCGCATTAACTTCTATCATCTGCGTTATGAATGCCTTTAGGCCAGCAGCAACGCCAATCGTTCCAAGAAATTGCTTCCATGTCCCGGCAAGGTCTTGGACTGCCTTTTTTTGCTTCTTTGCTTCTTCTGATGATTGCTGTGTCTGTTTCCGCACCTCCTGCTGAGATTGTGCAGCTTTTTGGTCTGATGCCACAATCCCATCGTTTACCGCTTTGCGGACTTGCATCATTTGCTCATAATCAGCACGGACGCTATGCAGTGTGTTCTGCATAGTGGTGAGTGCAGTTTCTTCGCCTTTGAGAGACTGCTGCGCTGTTTCCAACTGCGATTGTATAGATGCCTTGTTGCTATCTGTTGCTTCGCTATATGCTTGTTGCAATCTCTGCACCTCCGCACGATGGCTCTCCACAACCTCGGTTTGAGTCTTAATGCTCTCGCCAAGGTCTGATATGGTCTTTGAAGCAGCTGCACTTGCATTGTCAAACGCTTCCGTGTTTATCTGCATCTTTGCCAATGACGCATACGATTGGTCTATTGATTGCGAGCATGAGCGCATCTCTGCCTCCAATTTGGCCACCGCACCAGACTGGGCCTCAGCATCAAGGCTTGATATGGCATCACGCAGTTGCAGTATCCTTGCGCTCTGATTTGAAATATTAGCGAACTCCTCATTATATTGCTTCAAGGAATCTCTCGCGACAACACACTTTGAATGTATCTCTTCAAAACTTTGTCTGATGCCATCTCCCATTTTAGTGTTCCCTATTGTGGAAATGGCATCGCCCATCTTCTGTGAAACATTACTTACAGTGCTATCAGCAGCACTGAATGCAATAGAAAGTTCGTTTGCCTTGACTTTCATCATGTCAAGTTTGGCGATTTCTTTTGTCAAGACATCTTCACGCCCTGTCTTTTCGTCCCACAACTTCAATTTCTCCGTTCCACTTGCTGCCAGCCATTGCTGATTGAGCATGGCAACCTGCTGTTTCAGATTTCCAACATAAGAAGTTTGGTCTGCAATCACTGAAGATAATTGTGCCTGCTTTTGGGCTACCTCCTCCGATATATTAGCATGGTTTATTTCGACTATATTCCAATCCGACAATCTGCTGCCGCATTCTGCGATGCCTTCGGAGTATTTGTTAAGTTCATTATTGTAAGATGCAAGTTTCTGCGGGTCAGTTGTCGAACTTATTTGTTGCCCTATGCCCTCCATCTTGCTTGAAAAATTACTGATGGAGTTAATAGCCCCAGACATTCTTGACGCACTGTCGTTCAGTCCTTCTATCTGATTCCTTACCACATCAACAGACCCCCAAAAATCGCTCAACTTTGTCTTTTGCTCGTCTGCCGCCAAGCCTATTGCTCTAATCGCATCAGACGCATTTCCACTAAGCGATTGTAAATCTGACGATGATGAGGCATTTATAGATTTTGTAGCGTCTATGATTTTGGCAGACAACGAACTAATCCCATTGCTGACGTTGTCTATATCTTTCTGTATAGACTGCATCAATAACGGAGCTACATTTTCTGTGGCCAGCTTCTTGCAAACACTGTCGTACTCATTCTTGAACTGCTCCAACTTGCCCTGCATTTTGACAAGCTGGTCGTAATTCGCTAATATTTCAAATGAAAGTTCCATAAATAATCTTTATTCCTTTATCAGATTTATATTCATTCTTGAGATGTAATCGTCCTCGTCTTCCACCTCGACTTTCGCATCATCACCTGCCCAATGCGCCTTATCTTTCTGCATTAGTAGAATCAGCTCGTAAGGGATTTCATTAACAGCCTCATGGTAAGAGAGTCCAAGCCCTCCTTCTCCCTTGTCTATGAATGAGGCTATTTGCCCGGCTATTGTATATGATGGTATCATTTCGCTCTTGCTGCCACCTCCGCGTATTTCTTTGCTGAGGCGGCAACTTGAAAAACCTCTTGCATACTGGTCATTTCAAAGAAAGCATATAATGCAGCGGATAACTCCTCGATAGAACCATTCTCAAGCATAGAAGCAACATCATACGCTTTCGCTTCGTAATCCTCCTTGTCGCCAACAAACAGATAAGCCAAGCCTTTTGTTATATGCTCCATGTTGCGCGGTATGCTTAGAAATTGTTCAGTAAATCCTTTTTCAAAGTCTATATCGGTCATCGCAAACTCACTTATAGCCCTGCACATTATTTTAATAGTCGGGCTTCTCATCGTATAAGCCTTTCCACCGATAACAAAGGTCTTAAACCTCTTCCCAGATACCAATTTGGCAACTAATATTGCAGCTTTGTTGTCCATATAGAAATATAAAAAGGCTCGCAACTATGAACTACGAGCCTTTGTTTGATTTTATTATTACGATATCACTTCACGGCTTTCTGCTCTGTCTCATCGGGAGCATTCAAAGGCGTGATGCCAGTCAATATGGTTGATGCTGAACCAGCATCAACCCAATATTCTGCTGCAACACCTGATGTTTCATTCTCTTGAGCTGTTGCCTTGACACCGAGACCAAGGTTCTTCTCCTGAGTGTCTACCTTCGCGATGATTAGCGCATTTGTGAACACAATGAGATGCCCCGTCTTTGTTTGCGCAATTACACCCTTGTTTACGAGGTCATTCGCAGATGCCGACCGCCAGCCATCAAAGTCCATCGTTTTAGTAGTACTTTCATCACTCTTGACTTCCAGACCTCCTTGCAGGTCTGCCTTCTGGGCATAATCATAAACGCCCATTGTAAAGTTGATGGTATGGTTACCATCGGAAGTCTTATCCGTGAAGTAAGTTAGACCAGTCAGCTCATTTTTATAGTCTGTAGTTTCAGGGTCATCTTGTTCATAGCCCCACGTTCCATCATGGGAATTTTTTACGCGCGTAAAAGAGCCGCTTGGGCCAATCAGAGCCGTCAGCTTAGCCTTGGTAGGAACCTCTGTTATTACAGGCCCATACCAAATGTTCTTTATTCCAATATACGGTTTTGCCATTTCTTTTATTGTTTAACGTTTAGTACTTCAAAAGACAATTTCAAATTAACATAATGACATCTCATCTGCCTATCTTCTTCTATCCCGTTCTTTTGCAATGAAATCACGTAGTTATCTCCTTTATAATCTCCGACTATGCCATCCTTGAACATTTTAAGGGCCTCGTTCTCGTAATAAGAAAGCCTTGTGAGATCTGCTACATTAGGTGTAGGGTCTGGAACGCAGATGCTTATAGTTACAATACACGTCGCCCATATTTTGCCATACCCCTCGCCGCTTGTTACAATGATAATTCTTTCATCTGTTATTTCTCCCTTTGGAATGTCTTCCTTATAATGGACTGGCAGCCCCAATGGGGAAAGAATACCATACATAATCCTACGTATGTCCGCAGTAGTAATGCTCATTTGGATAACTCGTTCTTGGCGTAGACTACAGCGTCTGCTATAACATTGCCGCACCGAGCCTCAACTTGTGAAGCGTAAGGTGCATCATTGTATATCGTCAGTCCGTTTTCGTCCGCCTTATAGTGATTTGACTGCCTCAATCTCCCTGTGACATCATGATATGCGGTTGAGGCTTTGGCTATTTGCACCGCCTCATCACCGACACGAGCCAATTCAGAAGCGACCTGCATCTTGAAATCTGCAACACTTCGTTCAATAGTCTCCTCTAAATCCATAACTCTACATAATTATAGAAGTTCGTTTCTTTCTTTACCTTGACTTGGCCGATACAATCCCTGCCTTCAACCTTTACAATATCACCTCTGTCGACGTTACACTTGTCTGCGACTATATGGTAGGAAGCCCTAAGGACATTACCTCGTTCGTCAGCGACTTCTGTCGTATTATCATCATCGCACCTGCAAGGGCCAAGATACTCCCATTCTTCGTTTGATGTTTCTACAAAGAACCCGTCTGAGTCCCTCACTATAGATGATATTTTCTTGTAAAGTTTGTGCTTGGCGTAATACATACTACCACATATCAGATTTATTGGTGATTGTACTCATTCCAGACATAGTGACTATATCTGTATCAGGAGTCACTCCGTATTTCTTGCAGAGCCACAAATAATACTTGCCAATATTGTCAAAGTTCCACGATATGGAGAATCCGCTTTCGCTCACATTGGAAACACGCGGAGAAAGTATGCGCTCACCTATCATTTCGCATAGGGCCACGCCTACTTCTCTCGCAGTTTCAGAAGAATATTCAGCATCAAGGGAAGTACCATTCCAGGCCGCGAGGTCCGACTCGGATAAATTACCCCAGGCTGACAACTTTCCTTGGATATACTCCCTTATTGTCATATTGCTAATCTTCTATGTTTGTTAATCTCTTACCGCCCTTGCCGGAAACCTCTATACTGCTCTTACGCTCTTCTTGGTGAAGTTCCTCGCCTTCTTGGTGAAGTTCCTCGCCTTCTTGGTGAAGTTCCTCGCCTTCTTGGTAAAGTTCCTCGCCAAGCCCTAAGCTGATGATTTCCTTAGCACGGTCGTCCTTAAATTCCACGACATCTCCAACTTGGAACACGTGTGAGAAATCTTCGATGTCGTGAAATTCTTTGATTATTGTCAGTTTCATGCCTGCTGCTTCTTTGAATCAAGTGTGTATATGCGGTCAACATTATCCACAATCGGAGCGACCATGGCCTGCGAAGCCGTAATCTCTTCGAGAGGGTCGTTCTTAGAGTACTTTGATACAAGGATATAGTCGTCTGCGTTTTCATACGTAACACCATTCACCCTTCGGCTCTGCTCTGCAACATCGGTCCATACAATAGAACCTAACTTGTCATCACAGGCGAATACAGCCACGCCCTTCTGCCACGGAGTATGAACCTTGCGCACACCATTTATTTCAGTCTTAATTGAACGGCTGACGCGGTGAAGTTCCACATCCCAACGCTTTTTGACAACCGATGCAGCCTTTTCAAAATCCAACACGGGGATATTCGTGCCCACAAAGTCCATGTTGAAAGCATACTGCTCGCGCACCTGCTTGTTCTTGTAGAAATCACGAAGCCATACGTCATCAACAAAGATGTGTCGGAGTTTGTTGCCGTCTTCAAGTTCTGCCTTGTCAACAACACGCTGAATATCGTCGAGAATAAGAGCAGTGTCAGCATTTCCGTCCCACAAGATTTTCACACCGAATTTATTGGTGTCCTTATAGCCGTAATTGATGCGAATGCCCGTACCCTCATTGCGTGGAGCAAGAGCAACACCAGTTGACAAGCCAGAAAGGAACATATCTTCCAGACGCTCATAAATGGCAGTAATTACTCTTGGAGTGTCATTAAAGACCTTCTCAACTATAAGGTTGATATTTGCATTGGGCTGGCGAAGAAGATTGTCGATGTTCTTCATCTCCTGCTCGCCAAGCATCAGCTTCAAGCCGAGTTTCGGCAACTTGCCTGAAACCGTCTCCAATGCTTCACGACTTTTTACGGGGAGCGGAGAAGACAATGCTACTACATCAGCAGCCACACGGTTATAGTCCGCCATGATGCTTGCCCAACGGCCATCTGCCGCATACTTCGGGGTGAGATAGTCTTTATAGAGATAGGTTAATGCGGCATTTCCGCTCTTACTATTAACTTTCTCTACGACAGAGAGAACAAGCTGCGGGAAATACTTTTTTACCAGTTCAAAATATAGTGATTGTTCCATGTTTTATTTCAATTTAGTCAAACTTCATCTTCTGCACTAACAAAAGCAATAAAAGGTACTGCATTGCTGAATGCTTCCAATATAGTGTCCATCTTATAAGGAGCTGCCACCGAATTTACCTTGCCATTGGTCATGATAGATGCCATCGGAGAACTCGTCGGAATGCTTTTATAAAGTACACCAACGTATTCGTGGCTCTCTGGCAGCGTGCCATAATTACCACTCGCTACTGGCATCGGCTTATAGTCTCCCTTCTTAGTGTCTTTGATTATTACGTGTCCAGCCTTGATGACAGTATCTGTGAACCCGGTCACATCAAGCGAACGGCCTCCATCAATGCCCGATATAAACTGAGGGCAAACGACTGCGTCATTTCCAAAATCAACAACTGAACGAGGATTTGTCAAATCTGTAAGTGCCATTTGTTTTTTTACTTTAATAGGTTATCGGCAATTTTATCAACTTCTTCCTTTGTTGCCTTGCCGTCAAATTTAGGGAACCCCGTTTTTTCTTCGGGGAGCATATTCGCCTTCACATTGTTCGCAACTTGCGAGAGGTATTCCGTGATTGCCTTTTCATCCATATCCGTTGTGATGTTAAAGCCCTCCTTAGAACGCCACTCCGGTACGCCCAACCTCTTGGCTTCTGACGCGATAAAGGAATTACGTTTGGCCGCATCTTGTTCTGTCTTGAATTTGGCGTTTTCATCTTGGAGACTTTTCAGAGAGTCTTCAAGAGCCTTGTTCTTTTCAAGAGCTTCCTTGAATTTTTCCTCTTGCGCGGTTTGATAAGCCTTGAACCATTCAGGAGTTTCCCCCTTATTTTCAAGGGCTTTTTCTTCAGCTGCTTTCTTGGCCTTTTCTTCTTCGGCCTTCTTCGCGGCTTCTTCTGCTTTCTTTGCAGCGGCTTCTTCTGCTGCCTTGCGCTTGGCTTCTGCCTTTTCTTCTGCTGTCTTTATAGCATCTGCAGCCCTCTTGTCATTTGCCTTTTGAATAGCTTCAAGGCTGCTCTTTTGCTTTGATACGACATCATTAAGGTTGTCTTCTGTCACGAATCCACAAGCACCAAGCGACTCTGCATAAGGTCTCAAAACCGAGTCGCCTAACCCAAGGTATGAAAACTCTTGTTTTAGTGCATTAAAAATCTTTTCTACCATATACGTATATCATAATTCATAGATACACAAAGATAAGCATCAAAGAAACAATTCAAGGCACATTTGTCTGCCAACACTTTTACTTGTGCGATTGTAAACAAAAAGCCCCTAAACGCCTAAGCATTTAGGGGCAAAACCTTAGAAATCAAGCATATTATAATAAGTAATTACGCCATCTTAAATTTGAGTAATAAACGCCTTCAATCTGTTTGAAATCACCAAATAGCCTTACATCTTTGCCGCACATGAATGCGAATTTTGATGTGCCAATTATTTGCCGCACATTGCGGTCTAATTCTTGACTATATAAACCACCTCTCTTAATAGCTGGATAAAGCATTCTGAATGCTGTCTCGCTGTCTGTCATATCATTCTTTGTTGGCAATGACAAAACACCATTATGGGCAAAATATGTTTGCTCAATCTTAAAGGGGTGACAATTACGCAGCCTTATAGACCCATGCGTAGCAAGCCTGAAATGAATGATACAAGGCATCTCTTTAGGCACACTTTTCAGCCCTTTATAGATGCTCTCAAATCTCATTGAATGATGCACGCAATCAGGTGTTGCAAATCCTGCACCATGATGGTTTGCGTCAAAGCAAGCCTTTAATATTCTCTTTGCAGGCATCGTTACGCCTGCTGGTTTATATATGAGTACACACATATTGTTATAGATTATAATAGTCGTTATTTAGCTTGTTTAGGTGAGAGCATTCTACATTTGCTTCGCTCTTAGAAAATGCGAGGTAACACACATTCATGTTATACTTGTTTACTACTGCATAGTATTTACCTCTTATTCTCTTTACAAAATACTCGTCTTTCGTATGCTGCTTAATCATTGTTATCTTTATTTGTGAGCGTGCAAGATGCCTTGCACGCTCTGGTTATTGTTATGCTAATAGAGATGCTCTATTCTTGAAGAAAGACTTTTCTGTCTTATTCAAGAACGCTATTTCATCAATGCTTGAAACAGGACTTTCAAGCCTATGCTCTTTTGACCATTCAACCAATTTTGCACAGAACTTTACCCAATTAGAAATCTTCTTGAAATCTGTGCTACCTTGATGCTGACGAAATTCTATCGTCTGATGTCTCTGATAGCTGCAAGGGTTCACCTTGTGGTATCTGTCGCACCCCATCTCAATCAAAAGATTCTCTTTTGTCAGTTCATTGTAAAACGTATGGTCTTGTAAAGTTCTGCACCATCTTGAATTGTTTGCACGTCTTGAATTTGCCATGAATGAGTCAATAACGCTTTCAAGCATCTTGTAATTTTGAAAGACATTACAATACTGCTCATCTGTAAGGCCAGCCGCACCGATATGCACGTGCAAGCCTGTTGAACGGTTTACTTGTGCGCCTGCTTCATTTATCGTCTTGCACGCGTTTTCTAACATCTTCATGCCACCACGAGAAGAAAGAATAGGCGAGACACATTCAATAGGGTTCGCGCCCTGTATTGACGCATCAGATACAAACTTAAAATAACGCTTGTTATCTGTATGATTATAGCCCTCATAGCGAATTGGCAAATTATTCGCTGTGGCTCTCTCTCTAATTGCGCCAGCTGGCACAAGCATTTCTATCTCTACACCAAAGGTGTATGTTGCGGCCTTGCCACGTACAACCTTTGCGCTCTCGCCTGTCAGCAAGGTCGCTTCATATTCAGTGAAGCCCAGTGACAAGATTGCCTTTTTCTTGTCTGCCTTGCTCATGTTAGCAACTTTGATTTCGTTTACCATTTCTGAAAGAGTCTTCATTGTATAGGTGGCGGTATTTATGCTCTTGCCTTGAGTTCTAAGGTTTTGTTTTTTGATTACGATGCAAAGGTATTAGGTTTTTCTTCTAAATCCAAATAAATTATTAGGATTAACTAAGATTTAACACAAAATCAAATATACGTTAAACCTTATTTTTGCTCTTTCTTTATTGGCTTACTCTTATATAATAATAAAATAAGTACTATCTTTGCAGTACTAAATTTATTAGATAAAATGAATATAAAACAAGTAATCAAAAAACATGGCTTCACAATATCACAAGTTGCAGAAAGCCTTGAATGCTCCCAAAGTGCATTGAGCCAATCTATATCTTCTAACCCTACAACTTCCAGGCTTAGGGAAATAGCAAATGTCATAGGCTGCTCTATGTCAGAGTTTTTTTCAGACGAGGACGGAGAAAATATGACAACTGCTATTTGCCCACATTGTGGGAAGCCCGTTAAAATTAAACTTGAATAGAAAAATCCAGAGAGCCGCACTATCTTCACAGACGATGCGGCTCCCTGGATTATCAAAACATTGTTCGATTTTTCTTTAGTTTTCCTCTTTTATAGGTGTTTTGACGGGATTTGTATTATTGTTGTTGTTCATTCCTTCGGATTTAGATACTTCCGTGTTATTCTTTTCAGCGTCCTTTAGTCGTTTGATTTCTGAATTTACATCATCGCAAATTGCAAGTTGCCTTACAGCTTCCTCTAATGATAAAACACCCTTCTGGTAAAGGTCAGCAATTCTGCTTTGGTTTTCTCCGTTATCACTGTCAAAAGGCTCTGCAAATTCAAAGTCAATCTTTAGCCCTCGAATGTCATCGGCCTTTTCTGGGTGCAGCAACACAAGGATTTCAAGCATTAAATGCAAATCCCTACGCACAAGCTGCTTATAGACTCCGATGTTGCGGTTTCTCTTGATATAACCTATGGTCATGGAGTTCTTTATTGCGACACCGCTGAGGCTTCCCATTCCTTTCAAATTATCATAAGAAAGGTCAGGCGTGTAAGTGTCAAACAAAATTGACGTGTTGAGGCTTCTTTTTTCCGACTCTCTGCTCTCGCTTGATTGCGGTGGATTTATGTACTCAAAAACGGAATTTTCTCCTGTTGTCTGTATAAGTCCTCCTATTGTTTCCGGGCTTGTCATGCTCTGTATTACATCTGCGGAAGCCTTAGCGAGAGGGTCGGCAAAATAGTTGTTCGTGTCTGCCGTTTTGCTGTCAAGCATCTCGTCCCGTTTCAGACGCTGTTCAACACCATGCCATGCCTTTCTCTGCTGATAGTAAATCACATTTATCTTACCAGTAGGATTGGGATATGTCGCTACCTCCCAGCCCCCTATGCCGCTCTTGCAGAAGAAGAGAAAATCGGACGTTTCAAAATCCCAATGCTGCACATTACGGCCGCCTTCCTTCAAGACATATCCGTATGCAAAAGCCTGCATATTCCCATATTGGTCAATCAAAGGGCGCAACTTGTACCCGTTTGAACGAGACAGTATAACAGTCTTCACGTTTATCTTCCCGTTCTTGCGCGTGATGTGGTAAAGTTTTGCACTTTCCGTTTCTGCCCCGGCAAGGCGTTTTGCCTGGCACAAGTTGTCATGATAGAATTGTTCATCAAGGAAGTCCGTAAAGAGCTTATATGCTTCATCATCTCCGCTTATTTTTTTCCAGATGATAGGGTTGCCAAGCAAGAAAAACAATTCTACTTCATTGATGTAATCTTGTCTGTTCCGAGGTAGCTTTTCAGAGATGTAAGGCGACATTTTTTTTCTGAACTTGTTAGGACGCCTCATCACCTCGTGCAATTCGGGGTTATATTCCCTCAAAGCATTGTCCACCTCGTCATCTCTGTCCTGCATCATACTTACAGCCTTGAGCACTTTGCCCTCTTGCAAGTACTCATACACGCTTTTTTCTGCGCCTCCAGAATCAAGCACCTTGCTCTTGAACAAGGTTATAATTTGTTCGATTAAGTTCATAAGCTAAAATATTCCCAAGTCTTCTTTTGATACTGCTTTCGGTCTCATGACACGGCCAAGCAACTGCCCCAACACATAATATCTGCCAGCATCTATTCCGTGATTGTCATGGTCCTCTGGCTCGTTTATATATCTCCCGTCCTTATCCTTTGCCCAAATGTAGTTTCGCATCTCACCTTGCAGATTGTAAGACCTGCGTGTAACGTATATTTCCAGCGACTGCATTTTGTCAATACCTGCAAGTATAGAACCAGGCCCTTTCTGCACGGGGTAGATTATGATACCTCCAAGGGATATTTCTTGTATCAGACGCGGGTCTGCGCTATCTGCGATGACGTGAAGATTGTAAGGTCTCAACTCTTCAACCAAATCACGCGCAAGCATTCCTTTGCGATAGAATATCTCATCAAGGTATAGACGATTGTCCACTATGCCGCATCTGATAGCCGCTGACGGGTCTTGCGCATATCCGAAGTCAAGGCCGATTGCCTGCTTCTTGGCTTCTTCTGGAAACTCGTCAACAATACCCCATTTTTTGAATACCGCGCCTTCTGCCACATCAGCCCAACGCCCCATTACTATATGTGCATACTTTTCGGGAGCATTCTCCTTCATGTCACGCACTTCTTTTACAAACTGCTCGCTTAGATGCTCCTTGTTGTCAAGATATGTCGTATGTATGTGCAGTACATTCGGGTGTGTACTTATCTGCACGGGCACACCGTCATATTCAACCAATTTGTGAGTCTTCTCAATGTACTTCCGATAGATAAAATGATTACTGTCCGTTGGGTTCATTATGATAATTATACGGTTCTGAATACCCTTTTGACGGATTGACAACATAATCTTGTCGAAGTCCTCCTCACTTGTCCACTCTTCTGCCTCATCACAGACAAATGTCGTTATGCCGTGTATTGATTTAAGCTTTGCAGTCTGATTGCCGCTGCTTGTCTTGATGCCGCGGAACATGATATGGCTGCCAGTCATCTTGTTCACGATGTCTGCAGACTTTACAGAAAAGTATTTGGAAGTACCATCAAGTTCTATTTTCTCCTGCATTTCGGGGATAACGGATATTGCAGCAGAAATCATTGTATAGCGAGTGTAAAGTATGTTATGCACAAGACGTTCTTCTGGAGTAAGTTCAAATGTCAGCCTTTCTATGAAGGCTGCGGCGTTGAAACTCTTACCGCTTCCTCGCCCTCCTGTAATTAGGATTATGAAATGCTCTTTGTCTAAATACAGGGGATTGTATATCGGTTGCGTCTGTATCATTTTGTCATGCTCGTTATCCACTTGTCTATGTCAACACCATGATTGATGTCAGTGGCCACATCGTCTGCTTCTTCGTCAAGGTTTCGCTCTATCTTCCTCCATTCCGGGTCATGGTGGTAGAGCCATGTGGCAAGGGCTTGCATATTTGGTGGTGTTTCACTCTCCGTTTCTTGCAATACTGATTTGTCCGTCAGCAGAACTTGGCCAGTACCGCCACATTCTGTGCATTCGGGGTCTGTGCCTCCGCAAACAGGGCATCTACCCTGGATAGCCCTCTTTGTTTTGCTTTTTACCCTTATTCCTCCCAATGCAGCTTTCAAGTATCTGCCCCTTACAATAGCGTTGGTTTTTCTTCTTGCACGCGCTAACACTTGACGAATACTCGCACCTCTCCTTTCGTTCTCTTCATCGCTCCAAATGTCCATTTTCCCGTTTTTCATTCGAGAGAATGCTTCAGGACTAAGATTGAGCGTGTCAGCGATTTCCTCGTCCGTCATGCCGCTTGATGCAGCGATAGCGATGTCTTGTCTAAATTTCTCGCTGTCATAATCATGCTTTGGTTTTGCCATCAGTCTATCCTTTCTACTTGGTCGGAGAATGTTTCTCCTTTGATGAATTTATCGTACTCGTTGTAACCGAAACGCTGCATGAAAGCCGCCTTTGCCTTAAACGTGTCAAAGGAGAGCATTACGTATGCGTCCATGTCTGCCGCCTGTTCTGATGCTTTCTCTCGCACTTGTGCTTTAACGTCCTTCATGTGCTGCACCCTTGCGTCATAATCTGCCTGCTCGCTTTTTGCGATTTCTTGTGCTTTCTGGATTTGCTCGCGTTGTTGTGACTGCCTTTCCTCTTTACGCGCTTGCACTTCTTTGTCATGCAATTCAAGAGAGTCTTGCATAAGGTCGTCAAGCGCATTGTTAAGGTCGGTTTCCTCTTCTGTCTTGAAAAGATAATCACAGCCTATCATGGAGAGGTCTGCCTCTGTCAGTCCTGCGTCTTTGTAGTCTATATCTGGGATAAGGGCCGCAAGGCTTTCCAAGTCCCATTCACCCATTGCGTTGGGGTTGTTTGTGAGGATATTTAGTTCTTTCTCGCTCTTCTCGTCAATGTCTACAAGGTCTACGCGGATTTTGTAGTCGTTTTCCTTCGTCTCTTCATCGTATTTCTGCAAATCGTCAAGCACAGAAATGCGCTGGTGGCCGCTAACGATGGTGTAGTTTGTGCGTTTATTGACGATTATTCCTCCTGCGAGGCCAAATTTCTTTATGCCTTTTTTGAGCGTTTTCTTGCTCTCGTCGGAAATCCTGCGTGGGTTGTAAGATGCGAAGTGTATCTGAGAACGTTGTAGTTCAACAGATGTGCTTTTGATATATTTTGATAATTCCATGTGCAAAGCCTTGTTTGGTTCTAAACCTTGTCGTATATTTGCAGTATGAAATAGCTAGCAAGAGTGTACACCGCCTGTCGTATTGAGACTATTAGGGGTCGCTTGTTAGCTATTTTACTTTAATTGTATTTATATGTTATCCAGCACTCAGTGCAAAGCGTCCTGTGCCTATCTTTTGGCTTGGATTAGCGAACATTTTTTTGAACCTCGCCGTAGTACACTATTTGCTTCTGCTTGGTCTAATTTCCCTTGAGATATGGAAGAAGATACGCCACTCAAAAGACGCGATGTAATGTTACTTTCTATTCTTCTTCTTTGCTGTATAATTTCATTGTAGCTTTTCTTTCTGACTCAGCTTTTGATTTTAATTATTATCCACTAACAGCTCCTAATGCTGCTTGTTTCCTTTTAATGTAAGCAGATGTTGCTCTTGCGTATAAATTTGCTATCCTACCATTTACCCCCCCATATTAGAAAGGGAAGATAGGCCAACGGAAGGATTCGGAGTGCGTTGTGCAAGTGCATTCTTTACTCTTGCGAATTGCGACTCTGTTTGTGATAAACTTCTTCTGACTCTACTTTTATTTTAATTAGTCTGTATTCTTTTGGTCATACTCCCATAGTATTCTTCGTGACAGTGGGAATACTTTGTAAATCTTCAATAAGTCTTGTGGGCAGTTCTCTCTCAGCCACAGGAAGCAGTCAATGTTAAACCCTATTCCGTTTGATGCCTTCTTGCCATATCTGACGGGCTGCGGTAGTTTGTGCTGCTTCATGTATGCAAGTATGTTCTTCTGCGTCCACTCTGCCAATGGGTAAACAAGTCCATCATTTTCATAGTTGTTAGACGCATAGCCCTTCAACATAAGGTTTCGGTTCATTCCGTCAGCCTTTTTCATGCCGAGAAAGCAATAATGAATGCCATATTTAAGCCTCATCGCATCAACAATATTGCGGAGTTTGAGAAGCCTCGTCTTCGGGTTTGCCACACAGTACATACCACTTCTGAGAACGTATGTCAAGTTCCAATGAGGCACCTGCACAAATTCAATCTTGGGGTATTTAGCCTTAACCCAATCCACCCACCGCTCCACATGCTCAAGTCCCTTTACAAAGTACATGAACACACAGACAATCTTGTTGAAGTGTGGATAAATCAAGTCAAGCAACACAAGACTGTCTTTGCCTAATGAGCAAAATAGCATTACACTATCCGTTTGTTCACGGACTTTCTGAATGCTATTTTGCGATGATTGCATTATGGTCATAATACTAACCTTGACTTAAGCCAAATGCGGCACGAATGTCTCCATAACGCTGTCTGCGGTTGCCAAGCTGCGAACGGCCTGTATTCTCTGCTCGTCCAGTCGCTCTGTCTCTGCGCGCTACCAAACGTCCACCAGAACCTGCACCATTCATGTTTCGTCTCGGGCCATAATTGTTGTTTATTCGCCTTTGCTCTGCGGTCTGTCTTGCCATCTTTCTACGAATTTAGTTAAACACGTTAATAAACACACAAAGCGCATTACAGCACCACACGATATTACTCATGCGATACTATAATGCGCTTATATTTTCAAGTTATACTTCTAACTCGGCTATTCGGGATTTAGATTTTTATCAAGCACCTTGCCAAGTGTATAATCTATTTGTGACATAACATATTCCTTGCCATCTGTCCATTCATAACAAATGTATTCATTGTCATCATCAACAAACAAATCTACATTGGCGTCCTTCACTTCAACCAAGGCCCAAGGGCGTTTGCCACTATACGCACCAGTCAAGAACTTTATGGCATCATATTTTCTGCAAACAATTTGCGGTTCTTCGTCATCTACTGGGATTTGGTCGTATGTGTCAAGGTCATATTCTTTGCCTTTATGAACATACTTGACATAGCGTTTGCTGTTGTTCGGCCTTATCTCGCGATACTCATGGTCTTTTTCACCAGCGAGAATTTTGTCAAACCATTCTCTCTTGATTGATAGCGTAAGTACTTTCATTGTTGTAAGTTGTTGCAGGGGCAAGAATCGAACTTGCGACTTTCAGTAAGTCAGACTGACGAGCTGCCACTGCTCTACCCTGCGATATAGACACAAAAATAGAACATTCGCAATTCATCAACAAATCAATTCTTCACCTTATTGTTACTAATAGGTTTGTAAGGTTTTTCAACCGTTTGCAAAGGTATACAATAAGTATTACCTGTGCAAATATTTTTGAATTATTTTTCGCTCGTAAGTTGCTGATTATTAGGAGCTTCGCAAATGTTTAGAACTCCGCTGTCAAAACTCTTTCTTATGGCATTCAAAGCCCGGTCTACGTCATTCTGCATAGTCTTGTAATGCTTATACCGGAAAAGTAGACCTCTACTTTTCATTGACACAGAACTTGGAGATGTATACTTGAACAAGGATGCCAAAAAGTCGCGTAAGCCTCGCTTCATCTTGCACCCGGAAAGTGTATGGGGGGAACAAATGTAAAGCATAACAAAAAGCTTTGCGTCTTTCTCTATTCCCAAGGCTGTCATTGCGCCAAAGAAACAAGCTATTGAATTTTTATCTATCTGCCTTTTGGGGAATGCAGTTTCAATCCTCTTGCGTAATGCTCTTTGCTCCTTAACGAGCTTTTCCAGAACTGACAATTTCTCTACATCTATCATATCCAACACATATTAGTGACACCATTATAGCCCTTAACCCATTCAAACCAGGCGTAGCTAACCGCACTGCCGACTTTTTTCATGCTTTCAAAATCGCCATTTTTTGCGCAGACGACTCTCCCTTTGAATTGGTAAATCATTTTAGGAGGAAAAGGCTTGAATAACCTTTCGTATCTTTTCTTTCCTTCAAGCGCACTTGTCTTTAGGAAGAACACAGCTCGTTCCCCGTCTTTAAGCAAGTCAAGCGCATGAAGCACGAACTCCATAGCGTATTTATACGGTGGGTTGGTGACAATACACCTTTCCACGTTATGGAATGGCATATCAATCTGTTTGAGGAAGTCAACGCCACCTGTGCCGAACCCCCTATAAACGAGGTCGGTCGAATAGACGTTACAGCCATAATCGGCAAGTCGTTTTGCGAGATGCCCCTCACCGCATGCGCACTCCCAAACATATTTTGGCCGAACGAAGTTGTCGCTTTCAAACAGCAGGTCTATTGCTTCAGGGCTTGTGGCATAGTAGTCGTTAGGTTCGCGTTCCTTTTCAGTGTGCGAGCTTGCGCCGAGACATTTGAAAACGGAATTAAATCCTCCATTCCAATCTTTGCTCATCTGTTGTCGCCCTCCCCGACGATAACGCCTCGTTTTTTGCGGCTTGTAAGTTTGTGTATATTCAGATGCGCAGTAGTTTCGAGCCGTTTGTTAAGAACGGAGTGCACCCCAGCGAGCATCCATAGTACATCTCCACATTCCTTTGTGATGTTGTCCATGAGTTCAAAATGTTCTTCACTCACGTTGTCCTCGTCAAAGGTAAGGTCAGGCTTTAGCAGTCCCTTGCGCACTGCTTTTGCAAGCTTTCCTGTCAGTTCTCCTACTTCCTCGTTAAGGCCGAGTATCATGTATGGTAAATTGTTACTCTCCTTTGTGCAGAAAGTCATTGCAAGTTCTTGGTATTCGTCGAATGTCATAATGTTTATACTTTATCGAAGTGTGTATTTTTAGTTACTGATTTGCTATGTGTGAAGCCATTACACGCGGTCCGCACAGAGTTGGAAAAGAATTTCGGGCATCTGCCCTTGGCGAACCTTAGGCACTCACCGCACTGCCCCGTCTTGCTGTTTGTCATATTGTCTAAGCAGTCTTATTGCCTCGTCCAAGGCTTGTCCATATTCCTTTGCCGTTAATGGCATCTCGCTTATTGCCCCTCTGCGCCATTTCTGGTGCAAGTGCAGGGCGTGAATAACTTGTTTTGTAGTCATATTATTTCTCATTAAAATTGCGCCCTCCGTGGCCACGAACCACGTGCTGCCGACACCACTGCACCATTAAAAATCAATCCTTTAGTATTAAGTTATTAAATTGTGGCGTTGCAGAGAAGGCTTATTTCTATTGTTAATTGTCGTTCATTTGTTGTTTCGTATTTGATTGTTTAGTACTTTTGCAGTGATTTCTATTGGAGCTAACACCTCCCGAGGCAAACTTCCGATGCCTCTATCTCTTCTCGCTGAGAAAAGAAACAAGCCCATTGTCCTGCACTTTGGGCTTTTTCGTTGTCTGTCGGAAGCAGACAACTCGCCAATCGCAATCAAGCGGTTGAGCATAGCCAGAAAGGAGGTGTTAGCATGAAATCCAATAGAAATCAAAAGAAGAGTGGCGTTGTTCGCGTATTCTGTAAGTATATCACGAAAAATGGTGTACGCATTTACCCGAAGAATGCTCCTGTATTCTCTTTCGTTGTAGATAACAGAAAGGCGTAATATCGTCACTCATGGAAAGTGTTGCAGGCACGTTCTTTTTTTGTACCCCACCTCGGGCACGAACCGAGTGTTACCAGACCTCGGGGCAATTAAAAACAATTCCAACTAAAACAAAACCATTATATTTATGAAGTAAATTAAATGTGAGGTTGGTAAGTGGGGCTTGTTGCTAATTAGCTGCTCGCAATCGGTGGCTCGTCATGACGGTTAATGTCCTTCCAGAGCCAGTAAACGAACAACATTAGTGCTATTACTATCAGTAGTTTCATGTTTGTCAATTTATTTTAGAGAGTTCCCACGTGCAACCATTGTACGAATATCTCGCGTCTTTATTGTAGGAACGTTCCAGCGATTTTATTCTATTTTTGTTGATGAGGCCTTTATCACAATCGTTCATGAACATTCGTGCTTCGTATTCATCAACGAACGCGCAAATATTCTTCTCCATGTATCGAATCGTGCCTCGCATTACGCGAATAACAACATAGTGTTTGTCAGGCACATTTTTTTCAACTAACGAAAATTCCATGTCTTTTACTTTTTTGTGTTCGCGGCCACATAACCGCGAATAAAACCTTTAAGGCAAGCCTTTGCCATCAGTGGTGTGCAAGTGTGCTGCTCGCCACACTCGTCACAGCGAATGCGGTCGGCAGCCTCACGCGCCCTTTGTTGGAGTGTCCTTTGCATCAGCTAATTCCTTGTAATGTTCAATAATGTGTATCAAATCTCTGTAAGTTTCGCTGCGGCCCTCGTAGAAGCCATCTTCTCTGCCAATAACCTTGCCAAGGTAGTAAACAAGGAACAAGGCCAACGCAACAGCAATAAAAATCATTGGTATCATTCCTTGTCCTCCTCTTTACCATTTAGGCGTTCCCACTCATCATCAAGGTAGGCTTTCTCTTCCTCCTTGCTCATGAGACCTTGCACATACTTCATGTCTCTTTCTTCCATCTTTCTGAAATCATGAATAGAGGCCACTCCCTCGTATCTGTCTAAACCGTGCAGGGCGTGCTTGCACAACTCCTCAAGTGCCCAATAGCACTGGCGAAAATCCGTGTAGTCGGAGTTTTGTATGGCATTGTCTAACACTGCATACATCTCCTTTATTTCTTCTACTAAAAGTTTTATTTCCATGTTTTTTAACCGTTTAATTTGTTTACAACTATTTCTACTTCAATCATTTCGTTTGGCTCTGGCTTAATATCAGCAAGCAATTCATTGCCTAAATCAGCCTTGCCCGTCACATGATTTAATCTTTGCCATTTTCGTCAAGTTCTTTTATCAACTCTTCGTAGCTCTTTTTTGTGTTCACCAAGCGTTCTGTAACCTTTGAGATGGGGAGAAAATGTACCCAATGACAGCTACCATCACTATAATTTTCTGAATAAAAAATTGGAATGCCATAAGCATCTTTTCCACGGCACACTGCCATTCTCCATGTATCAGAACAAGTATCTCTTACCAAGCAAGGCTGCCACTTCATAGGCACAAAGTTGGAGTAGTCACGGTAGTAGGTGGGTATTTCTATTATAAGGTCATAACGACTTTTATAGTTAGGATAACAGGCTGCACCTTCTGCTGTGAATGTTTGCGACATTTCTCCATTGTAATCATTTTGAATAAGTGCTACAATAGGATATTCATGTGCTTTTTCATCGGCTGGCTTCTTGTCCCAACATATAATTCTTACTTTTTTCCCTTCTTGTGTAACGATGCGTCCTTTTACCTCCTTGTTCATTATTTTCTTCGCAAGTTCAAGGTTAAATGGAATTTTCTTAAATGTTGTTTGTGTCATTGTTGTTCGTTTTTAGCTGTTGCAGTTGATTCTGCATCAAGTTCTTTTATCAGTTCTTCGTAGCTCTTGGTAGTGCCTACCAAGCGTTCGGTTACCTCGGATAGTGGCAGGCAGTATTTCCGAGTTGCTGTATCACCATCGTACATGTAAAACAGAATTTCGCCATTGATGTCCTTACCTGCGCACACCTGTAGCCACCACTCATCTTTCTCACAATCTCTCACTAAACAAGGTTGCCATTTATGTGGCTCAAAGTTGGAGTAGTCGCTGTATTTTGGGACTTCAATATGGAGGTCTATGGTGCTTTCTTCTGCAAGAAGAAACGTACCATCAGTTCTAAACGCATATATGCCTTCACTTCCGTATTTACTCTCTATAAGTACAATCATGTTTTTAGGAGGGTCAAATATATCGTCAATTTCCTTTCTATCAAAACAAATAATTCTTGCCTTGTATCCATTTCGTGCGACAATATCTCCTTTAATTTCTTTATTTGTTATCTTCTTCGCCAGTTCAATGTCGAAGGGGATTTTCTTGATTTTTGTTTGTGTCATTGTTGTTTTTTTGTAGTTCCTAAAAGATGTTCGTTGCCCTCGTAGGGAATACACTGATGCACAAATCCTCTTAAAACACACGAATAGTCATATTCACTCGATGTAGGTATTCCCTCGAAGAAATCACACGACCATTTCCTATCATCGCTATCGCGTACAAGCACTTCTTCGAAAGGCTTTAATTGACGCCCTGCTTTATTTTGGTCGGGTATATCAAACTTACCCCAATCGCGATTGTCGTAAGATGGGAATAGCGTAGGCTCGGCATCTGTCACATTCCACCTACCTTCTCTTGTGAAAGCGACTACATTATCGTTTATTTTTTTGCGACAAAAAATTTGATATGGTTCGGCATCTGCGTTAACGAATAATAATTCCAAATTGCCAAAAATTGGGTGATAAAGTTTCGTACCGCTTGGGCACTTTTCCAATATCTTTGCTATGTTCATTATTTTTACTTGCATATTGTTTGGTTTTTTGTTTTTAATAATGTTATCTCACAAAGCAAGGAACAGAAACAATAAAACCGTCCTTGCGCAGACATTCAGGGTGGCCCGTAGCAGGCGCAACGCAATCCGTTCTGCCAGCCGCCTTAGCTGCGGCAAGCACCAAGGCACTCACGATGTATATGCAGCCGTCTTTAGGCTCGGGCAATCCCGTTATGTCGCCATAGCTCACTGAGCAAATGCCGTTATCGTCAACTTCGCTAAAGGTATTGCTAACTCGTGCCACTCCGACACTGTCATACTTCTCTCCGCTGCTAAGCGTTATCGAGTGGGGTGTGTAATTGTAGAATGTTGTTGTCATAGTTTTTTATAAATTTTCGTTAGTCTGCAAGAATGCTCTCCACATATCTCACTACTCGTTCATATTCTTTTCCGCTATCTTCACTATCCGCATAGGCTTTCTTGATAAGTTCTTTACCAGTGCCATAGAAACAACCAACGTTCCACATATTGTTGCTTCGTGTCCATATAAAATAGCGGCCACTGCTCCACCAATTTTTGAATACTATATAATCTCGGTCTGTTTCAATTATAGCGTCGCCTTTGACAAGAGCGTTACCATAGACTTTAGCGTTGCCAAAGACTTCTGCTTTATTACAGACTGCCGCGTCACAAATCATAGAAGCGTTACCATAGACTTTAGCATCGTCAAAGACAAAAGCGTTGCCAAAGACATAAGTGTAACCATAGACTTTAGCGTTGCCAAAGACAGAAGCGTTACCATAGACAGAAGCGTTACCATAGACAGAAGCGTTACCATAGACTTTAGCGTTGCCAAA